ATGTACTGTGCCTATGTTACCAGGATTCACAATCTGAGGAAGCATACCAATGCCGACCGGCTGCTCTGTGGCGAATGTTTCGGTAATACGGTGATTGTGGATCTCGGCACCGACCCTGATCAGCTGGGCGTGTACTTCCCTACCGATGGCAAACTCGGTTTGGAGTTCGCACAGAAGAATGACTTGTTGCGGCGCAAGGATGAGAACGGCGCTCCGGCTGGCGGATACCTTGACCCGGAGAAGCGGAATATTAAGGCTCTCAAGCTCCGGGGCGAGAAGAGCGACGGTCTGTTTCTTCCTCTCTCCTGTTTGGCTTCTTTTACCGATATCAAGAAGCTCCAAGAGGGCGATACGATCTCTGTGTTGAACGGTATCACTATCTGCGAGAAGTACGTACCCGCCGTCAAACGCGCCTCCGGTAGTGGGGGGGGTGGCAATCATGTTCGTAAGCGTTCTGATCCTATCTCCCCGCTCTTCCAAGAACACGCTGACACGGAGCAGTTGGCCTACAACCTCTCCGCATTCCATGCTGGGGATCTGGTAGAAGTTACCCTGAAAATGCACGGAACTTCTCAGCGTACCGGCTATCTGCCTGTGTTGCAGGGCTATAAATATCGGAACCGTATGGAAAAGCGGCTCTATGAGAGTCGTAAGACCCCGAATGTGATTCGTTCCAAAATCAAGCGGGCACCCATCTATGATTGGGGCTATGTTACCGGAACCCGCCGCGTGGTTCTGGATACCTTCGATGAGGGAGGCTTCTACGGTAATAACGCTTTCCGCGAAAAACACGCCAACGTCTTTGAAGGAAAGCTCCACAAGGGAGAGACGGTCTACTACGAGGTTGTTGGCTTCACTGACGATGGTACGCCCATCATGAATCCCGGAAATAACTCTAAGCTGAACGACAAGGAGTTTACCAAACAGTACGGTAAAACCACCACATTCAGCTATGGCTGCGCTCCCGATGGCAAGGAACATCCCAAGTCCAATCTTTTCGTTTACCGCATGACGATGACCAACGAAGACGGCGATGTGGTAGAGTATCCGCCCGACTTTATGCGCTATCGTTGCGAACAGATGGGCGTCAAATATGTTCCTCTGATGTATAGGGGGCTTATTCCCGAAGAGGAAATCTTCACAGGAACTTCTTGCGAGCTAACCAATGCTGGTGAATGGATTAAAACCAAAGCCGAGCAGTATTATGACGGCCCCGATCCTGTCGGTCATACCCATGTTCGGGAAGGTGTCGTGTGCCGCATTGTCAACCGTCCCAAGTTTGCCGCCTATAAGCATAAAAACTTTGCGTTCAAGGCGCTGGAGGGGCTGATCAAAGACACCGCCGCCGCGCCTGATATGGAAGAAGCTCAGGATGTTGGAGAACAGAATGGATGAAAAAGTCGTTCTTGACTTTATCAACAACTTCAAAGCTGGGCAGATATGGAGTAGTTCGACTCAAGCCTATACCGGAGAATGATCCGGGATTGTATCAAAAAGGAGCGATATGACGATGACGACTTTGATCCAGAATGAGCAGAAGCGCCAGAAGATTATGGCGCGGATGCGGGAACATCTGGTGCCCGTCTTGGAGCATTGCAGGGGAGGCTGGGTTGGCCTCTTCCTGCAAGGTTCTCAGAATTATAACCTTGACTATGAGGGTAGCGATATTGACACCAAGGCAATCATGTTGCCCAGCTTTTCCGATTTCGTGTTGAACGCCAAGCCTCTCAGCACTACCCACATTATGGAGAATAACGAACACGTGGATTTCAAAGACATCCGCCTCATGTTTGACTGTATCAAGAAGCAGAATGTCAACTTTGTTGAGATCCTGTTCACCCCTTACTCCATTATCAACCCGGAGTATGCCGATCTTTTCCAGCCTGTTCTGGACGCTCGTGAAGAGATTGCCCGATACAACAACTACGCCGGGATGAACTGCATTATGGGTATGGCTCTGGAAAAGCAAAAGGCAATGGAGCACCCCTACCCTGCCACAATGGACAAGATTGAGGCATTTGGGTATGACCCGAAGCAGCTTCACCATGCTCTGCGGCTGCGGGAGTTTATGACCCGTTACGAAGCCGGCGAGCCTTACGCTGACTGTCTTATCAGTAACCAGTGTGATTATCTCAAAGAGGTGAAGCGCGGTTGCTACTCTTTGAAAGAAGCACGGGCACTGATGAGCACTGCAATTCAATCTATGACCGAAGACAAAAAGCGCTATATGGATACGGTACCTGTTTCGATCAACCAGCACGCCAATGAGGTACTGCAAAAGGCTACCGTTGAAATTCTCAAACGATCCTTCTTAAAGGAAATCCAAGGAGGAGAATGAGATGCCGATGTTTTACATGATGGTTGGCCTCCCTGGTAGCGGGAAGTCATTCACTGCCGAAAGCATCCCTAACGCCGTCGTCCACTCCAGCGATGCGATCCGTGCCGAAGTTCTTGGTGACGAGAACGACCAAACCCAACAGGACTTGGTTTTCCAAACCCTTCACAAAAGGGTTTTGCAGGATTTGGTGGATGGCAAGGATGTGGTGTACGACGCAACCAATATCAACTACAAGCGCCGTATCGGATTCCTTGATCGTGTCCGAGCGCTCCACAAACATGATTTGCGTACAGTATGTCTTTTCATGGCGACGCCCTATGAGGTGTGTTTGGAGCGCAACAATAATCGGGAACGTTCTGTCCCGGAGTCTGTAATCCAAAAGATGTACTTCAAATTCGATGTTCCCATGATGGCAGAGGGTTGGGATGAAATCAGGATCGTGGGTGACGAAGATCGCCACGACCAGATTGATACCCTTATGCTTCGTCTCTCCAAGCTGGAACATGATAACCCGCACCATGAGTACACGGTTGGTCAGCACTCTATGACGGCATGGCAGTATCTGATCAGCCACTATAAAGGTGCCGATGCTGCTCTGCTCCGCGCCACGCTGTTGCACGATATTGGCAAAGAAAAGACTAAAGTATTTCATGACATCAAAGGCAACCCCACTGAGATCGCCCACTTCTATCATCATGAGCGTGTAGGAGCTTATGACAGCTTCTGCTATACCGGCGATCTCAGTCCTAACCAGCGCCTTACTGTGGCGCTGCTGATCCGCTGGCATATGTGGCCGTATGCGGTTGAAAAGTCAGATAATCCGAGTAAGACGGTTAGCAAAATCAAACGTCTGCTTGGTAATGATATCTGGAACCAGGTCATGGTGTTGAACGCCTGTGACCGCAATGCACACTGAATAGGAGGAAATAACTATGATTCCCGACATGATCCACACTCCCTACATCGCTCCCCGCATCTCTGTTATGGCACCCCCCCGGTAACTGCTGAACGGTTCGTTGATGAGCTTCTGAGCGGCCTGTGTATGCCGGACGGCGGCTTTGTTGCCCATCTCGCTCCCAGCGGAGATCCTTTCTCCAACGGTTGGAATGCGGCAATGAAGCTCCAAGCCAGTCAGCCTACTTCTCGCTGTTTGCCAATGCCCGTCAATGTGATCTTTCACAACCCGGCTACCATCGTGTTCTGGGATGACGGTGATAAGACGGTTGTGAAGTGCCAGCCCGGTGATACATTCAGCGCTGAAGCCGGCCTGACTGCTGCCATGCTGAAGAAGTACATGGGCAACGACAATACTTTCAACAAGGTCATCAACGAGTGGCTGGCTCGTGCCAGCTATGCCAGCGTCCCCGCTCTGCCGGAGGCCACAGAGTAACCAATGGACGGTATCATCCTACTGCTTTTGGCTCTGGTGCTGATTTATACGGTAGGATCGGGCGGCGATGACGACAATCATTGGAACCGGGGAGGTGGGTGCTTTGCATAGCAGAGAAGAGTTGGAAGAGATGCAGCGCCTGCCTCTCCAACGCAAAATCCAGATCACTACTGCTCGTATCATCGAGTGGTATCAGCACTACGATGGAAAAGTCTATGTGGCATTTAGCGGTGGTAAGGATTCTACCGTACTACTCGATATTGTGCGGCGGATCTACCCCGATGTGCCTGCTGTTTTCTCTGATACCGGGCTTGAGTTCCCGGAAGTCAGAGAATTTGTTAAGAGCTGTGAAAACGTTACGATTGTCCGGCCTGAGATGAACTTCCGTAAAGTCATTGAGGTGTACGGATATCCCGTTATCTCGAAGCGTGTAGCTGACACTGTGGAATATGGGCATAAGCCAGGTTCTTTCAGATGGAAAGAGCTGCATGGAGAGATTATGCGGAGCAACGGAACGCCGTCAGAGTTCAACTGTGAAAAATGGTGTTATCTGTTGGATGCCCCATTCAAGGTTTCTTCTCGGTGCTGTACTGTCATGAAGAAGCGGCCTATGAAGAAATACTCCAAGGAAACTGGTCGAGTACCTATTATTGCAACTATGGCAAACGAGAGCAGATCTCGGCGTGCCACATGGTTGCGTATGGGATGTAATGCTTTTTCCGGTAAGAAGCCCAGCTCCCAACCCATGTCTTTTTGGACTGAGGAAGATGTGCTGGAATACCTCTATACCTATCAAGTCCCCTACGCTTCGGTTTATGGTGAGATCGTCAGAACTGATTGGGGGGGGGTGGACGACGACAGGCGAAAAGCGTACTGGCTGTGTCTTTTGCGCCTTTGGCGCTCACCTTGAAAAAGCTCCAAACCGTTTCCAGCGTCTAAAAATCACGCACCCAAAGCTCTGGGATTACTGCATGAGGCCGTGGGAAGAGCATGGTTTGGGTATGCGGCAAGTCCTTGAGTATATTGGTATTCCAGTAGAATAATACAAATAATCAAAAGGAGTGCATTATGATGGATATAATGGAAAACATCAAAAAACTCTCCGCCGCTTTGGATGCGGAAACCGCAAGCCTGCATCCTTCTGACAAACTGCTTCTACTTGGTTCTCAGGATAGCGTGTTCCTGAAAGCCATCAAGCGTAAGGCAGACCAGCTTGGTATCAACTGTGATCATACGTCCAACCCTTTCCCTCCCTATCGAGGGATTGTTGTGGATAGTGAAACAGTGTCGTTCAGCTCTATTCTCGATCCTGATGTGGATATTGACCACTCTTATTCTCCCGGAATGTCGGCGGTCTCTCAAGCAGTCATGGATTTGCTAATTGAGTCTGGATTGGTATGGGAGAAGGATATTACCATCGTAGGCCGAGGGCACGCCGTTAAAGAACTGGCGAAGTATTTGGACTTTAACAACGCGACGGTTACGGTAGCACATTCCAAAACAAAAAGCCTGTTGCAAGCTACACAGAACCGGGATGTGGTAATTTACGCAACTCCGATTATCACGCAGGATATTTCCTACAATACCCGCGATCTGGTTATTGACCTGGGAAACAGTGTCCCGCATCCTGACCGGCTTAATTGCCCCTATGTAAATCGGATCGGACAGCTTACCGTAAGTATATTGCTGAACCGTTTTGCAAAGAAGGAGTCGGTATATTTTACCCAAAAACCTATTCCGCTGCCCCATGAGATTTTTAAGGACGGCGAAAATAATTCAAATTTAGAAAGGAGCTAATACCAATCCCGGTAAACCGGGTTTCTACAAGATTGATAAGTGTAGAGTAAAGCCGTCTGTTACAGCGTGAAAGCCATCTGGCCGGTAGCAAGGGAGGATTAGACGGTTGACCTCAGCCGAGATGGTTGTGGTCGGTATGAAGCACATCGTTTGTTTTTCTGGCGGTCATTCCTCTGCGATTGCCGCCGTGGAAGTAGTTAGAAAGTTCGGAGCAGAGGACGCGATCTTGCTCAATCATGATTTGTGTCCTCGAACCGAAGACGCTGATATCAAGCGTTTCAAAAAACAGGTTTCGGATTATCTGGGCGTTCCCATTACTTACGCCAATATGCCCGGATGGGATGTTAAGGATCAGTTCGACGTGTGTATGGAAATCAAGGCGTTTAAGGCTGGCGCTCAGTCCACCGCCTTTTGCACCAACAGACTGAAAACCGAACCTTTTCATAAATGGCTGTCCGAGCACTATCCCGCAAATCCTCCCGAAGTAAGGGACGATATCTCATTAGTCTATGGCTTTGACGCCAATGAACAGCACCGTATTCGGCGCAGAGTTGGCATTATGGCCGCAATGGGGTACCAAACAGAGTACCCTTTGACATGGGAGGTACGTACTATCCATGACATCGAGGAGGTTGGGATCGAGCGTCCGAAGACCTACAGCATTTTCAATCATGCAAATTGTACCGGGTGTCTGAAAGCCGGCAAACAGCATTGGTTTGTTGTTTATTGCCTCTATCCTAAAATATGGGAAAAGGCGAAGCTGGCCGAAGACACAATCGGGTACAGTATCCTCAAACAAGGCTATCTTTCAGACTTTGAGGCGGAATTTGCCAAGCTCAAAGAAAAGGCGTTGCCGCCCACTGAAAAAGCCAAACCTCAAACATTTTGGGCCGCTGCACGAAAGCTTATCAGGGACGACGATGATCTGCCGTGCGAGTGCTCATTTTAAGGAGTTGTTTAAGTATGGAACGACGATTTTTTAATAGGCGGTGAGAAAATGGAAGAGCGTACTTATTTGAGCGGCACCAGTTTGGCCGGTATGTCCCCTACCCGCTCTCGTGTGGAGAACGACTACTATGCTACCCCGTTCGAGGCGACAGAAGCCATCCTTAGCCGAGAAGAGCTGTACGGCTCCATTTTGGAGCCTGCGGCTGGTGAAGGGCATATCAGTAAGGTGCTTCGGGAACATTATCCCAACAGTCAAATTATCTCTACTGATCTGGTTCAGAGAGATGATAGGTTCGGATGTGGTATTGTTGGCGGGGTGGATTTCCTCACTGAGAACTATCCCGAAAAATTCAACAACGTCATCACGAACCCTCCGTTCTCTTTGGCGAAAGAGTTCGCTGAGAAAGCTCTGGAGGTATCCACTGGCAAGGTGATCCTGTTCGCCAAGATCCAGTTCCTCGAAGGACGGCAACGTAAGGATTTCTTTGCCACCCACCCTCCGAAAGCCGTGTATGTATTTTCAAAACGTGTCAATCCTTTGAGAAACGGATTGGAAGTTGACGAAAATGGTAAGACCTGGTCAAGTACCATGTGCTTCGCTTGGTTCGTATGGGAACATGGCTATACCGGCGAACCTTGCATTCGTTGGATTTAATTTGCAACAAAGTAAATCAAGAGGTGCAGCTATGAAGATGGATAAGGTTGCCGGCAGTGGCAACGACGAGTTCTATACACCGGAGTATGCGATTGCCCCGTTGTACAAGTATCTTCCACCCCCCCCGTGACAATTTGGTGTCCGTTTGACACTGAGGATAGTCTGTTTGTAAAGCTCTTTCGGCAACGCGGCTATACCGTTATCGCAACACATATTGCAAACGGTCAGGATTTTTTCGCTATTGACCCACCGAAGTGTGACTACATCATCAGTAATCCTCCGTATTCCCTCAAAGGCGAAGTGTTTGAGCGGCTATTCCAGTTGAATATACCCTTTGCTATGTTGGTAGGGGTCGTCGGACTTTTCGAGAGTCAGAAACGCTTTAAGATGTTCCGTGAGCATGATTTTGAAATCATGTATCTCAATCGGCGTGTATCTTACTTTAAGAACTACGCCGACCAAAGGCCGTCTCTAAACCCGCCTTTCAGTAGTGTCTATGTATGCAAAGGAATGTTACCAAAGCAGATTATCTTTGAAGAAATTCAAAAAACCTCATAATAGCAACAAAGAAAATTATTGACTTTATGGAGACAGTATGATAGAATAAAAGCAGTTCGAGGGAGATTGTAAATCCCTCAACCTTCCGTTTAGCAACAAAGAAAACCAACAAAGGAGGAACTAATTTGGATTACCAAACTGCCCTTTTCTGCGAGTTCGATCGTTACGCTGCAGAAAGCTATTGCGCCGTTCATGGTGTTGATTCCACCCTTAACATCGGAGATATTACCAAAGCCGATGAGAAGGTTGTGCCGGATTTCAATGTCATGTTCGGTGGAAGTCCGTGTCAAGATTTCAGCATAGCAGGCAAACAGGGGGGGCTGCATGGACTTGTAAGCATTGCGGCCACGTATATAATCCCCTGGAAGCTCACTATGATCAACGCGACCATTGCCCTAAGTGCGGATCAACTGAAATCGAGAAGACCCGCTCTTCCTTACTGGTCGAATGGCTGCGTTTCCTAAGAGAAAAGAAGCCTCGCTTCGCTATCTACGAGAACGTTAAAAATATTACCGGTTCTCGCTTCTATGCCACTTTTAACCTCTTTGTCAAAGAGCTGGAAGACTACGGTTACAACGTCTACTGGCAGGTTCTGAATGCAAAACACTACGGAATCCCCCAGAATCGTGAGCGTGTTTACTGTGTCATCATTCGTAAGGATTTAGATAATGGGAAGTTTAAGTTCCCGTCTCCTATCCCTTTGAAAAAAGCGCTGGTAGATATGCTGGAGGATAAGGTTGACGAGCGCTACTACCTGCCTGATGACAAGGTAGCTGCCATGATAACCCCCCCGTTCAGACAAATCAGTAACACCGTCCGCACCAGCGGAAGAGGTTCCACAGACCACCACTGCTGGGACTTGCTCACTTGCCGGTGTGAAGCTGAGTAAGAAAGGCACCCAGTTTGAAGGATACTGTGAGACGGCCTTGACTTTGCTGGCCCGTGACTATAAAGGTTTTGGAAATCAGCAAATGACAGGAGTTATGGAGCAACATGGTACAAAAGAAAATTCTGAGATATGAACGGACTCCTTATGCTAAACAAATTCGTAAGGATTATGAGCGTGGAATTGTGAAAGAACGACGATGTAATATGCGTCAGTATTCAGTCAGAACCGATGACTGTACCAATACTATCTCAACCGTTCAGAAAGACAATTATCTTTTGGAGTGGAATGATGAAAGGGCATAATACGATTATCCCCGCTGCAATTCGTGGAAGATATGTGGGGGGGGTAAGATAATACAGCGTTTGGAAGTTCGCCCTAATATGTGTACCAACACTTTGACGGGTGTTCAAAAAGACAATGTATTGATTGAGATAGATGAAAGCGAGGAAGCTAATGTGAAAATCGTATGTGAGCATCGATGCGATGAAGGTGTGCGTTTTTTCAAAGATAATGTCTGCGGCACTATTCGCACCATTGATGGGGGGGGGGACAAGAGAGTGATTGAAAGTAATCCTATCAATCTTGGAAACGTAAATCCTTCTGGTCATGGAATGAACGGGAGTGTTTATGATTCTTGTGGGGTATGCCCTACCCTGACAACCAATAAGGGCGAAGGGACAAAAGTGAAAACACATTTCCGTGTCCGTAAACTTACACAAAAGGAATGCTGGCGCTTGATGGGCTTTTCTGACGAAGATTTCTACAAAGCTCAAGCAGCCATGAATCAGAATTTATACGGTGGCAAAGACCGTAGCGGTTCTCAGCTTTATAAACAAGCGGGAAATTCCATTGTGGTCGATGTGCTTTGTGCCATCATGAAAGAGTTATACGAAGCCATGCCCTACCTCTTTGATGATATGGCAGTTGGATCTTTCTTCTCCGGCATCGGCGCATTTGAAAAAGCACTGTCTACTTTTGATATTACCGATATTAGCGACAAAGTAAATTATTCTGATAAGAATGATGAACTGAAGCAGCTCGGATATATCAATGATTACAATGGAGACGCCAATCGTGTATATGATGGCGAAACCATTGCACGTGCTTTGAAAGCCGAAGCGGGAGGGGGCGGAGCCAAGACTGGATGGTATGCTCTGAGAAGCCCGGAGGTTGACCATGGAGAAAGTCAGAATTAAGCAGGCCACCCAAAAAGGTTATATCGAGTGTGCTGTGGGGGGGGGTAGCGGATTTATCTTACCCGTCCAGTAAAACTCGAAGAGGTCGAGTTCAGGAAGGTGGTTGGATTTGTCCAACTATCACTGCAACAGAAACCGGCATTTGTCGGATAGAAAGAGGTGATTCATATAAGCATTGCGTTGAGAAACCGCCGTGAAGCATATGACCAGATCGAGCCGAGGCGTCCTAATCGTAAGGCTATGATTCTGGATGTTCTGACCAGCGGTGATCCTGGCGGTATGACTGCTGACGAGATTGGCGAGAAGCTGGTCTCTGAGGGCAAAATCCCCACCAACAGTCCGAACTTCACACGGCCTCGTCTGACAGAGATGAAAGCCGAGGGCAAGGTTGTGATCGTCGGCAGACGTCTTGGCAAGTCTGGGTGCAATACGGCAGTCTGGAAGGTGAAGCGCTGATGTATGGTGAATACACCTGTCTGGACTGTGGCAAAACCTTTGACGATCCGAAGCGATGGGAAGAACGCCATGGGTTAGATTCTCCGCCCTATGAGGATTTCAGCGGTTGTCCTTACTGTGGCGGAGCTTATGCCCGTACTATCCTTTGCGATGCCTGCGGAGAACCGATAGTCGGCGATTATGTCAAAATCCAAACAACTGGCGACTGCTATTGTGATGAATGCTTCATGATGAAGTCGCTGGGCGAAGATGATCCATGAGAAGAGGTCGTGAAATGAAAACTTCAGTCAAACGGCGTGCGAAAAACTGCATACGGGGAACGGTTTTATTGGCCTGTTTCATTGCCGTCTGGTATGTGGCCTCGTGCTTCACCCAACCGCTGTTTATCCCCGCCCCTGCTACCGTCTGGGAAGCAATCGTCGGGTTGGCAGAGACAGGCCAGTTGCAAAAAGGACTTGCCTACTCTTTTCTGCGGATTACTGGTGCGTCTGCTCTTTCTATGCTGGTAGCAATTCCCCTCTCCCTTCTGATTTATGGCGTGAAGCCTATCAAGGAAACTATCATGCCGGTTGTTTCCTTCCTGCGGTATGTTCCCGTAACCGCATTTTCTCCGCTCCTGATCCTATGGTTTGGGATTGGGGAGCAGATGAAAATTTCGTTCCTATTTATTGCGACGTTTGTCTACTTGCTGCCGTCGATCCTGCTTTGCTTTAACGACGTACCGCAAGATCTGATGGATACGGGCAAGACAATCGGAATGACCAGTTGGGAGACAATCAAAGAAATCCTGCTCCCCGCATCGCTCCCTTCAATATTCAGTACGTTCCTTATGATGTATGGCATTGGCTGGACATACTGCGCCGTGGTAGAGGCAACCAACGCTAAGTACGGCTTGGGCTTCATCATCAATGTAAGCTCCGCCAGAGGCCGTACCGCCGTGGTGTTCGGGGCAATCATCGTAATCATGTTGTTCAGCTTCGTTTTTGACAAGCTGGGGAACTTGCTGATCCGAAAGATATTCCAGTGGAGGTACTGCGATGATCAAGTTGAATGATCTGGCTATTGGGTACAACGGCGAAGCAATTCTGGAGCACATCGACCAGGAATTTGATGACGGTTTGATTTACGGTATTTTGGCGAAGTCTGGTGCCGGTAAGACGACCCTCCTCAAAACCATCTCTGGCCTTCTTCACCCTGTTCATGGTGAGGTTGTCATTGATGGCACTACCTATCGGAACGCCGACAAGAACCCTGTGTACATGATGCACCAGCGCTATTCCAACTTCGGATGGCTTTCCTGCACGGAGAATGTGCTGATTGCCCAACGGGACAAAAAACTCCGTAGCCGCGATGACGCTATCAAGGTACTTGCAGCGGTTGGGTTAGAGCAGTATGCAGATAAATGGCCGTCTCAGCTATCAGGTGGTATGCAACAGCGCCTTGCGTTGGCGAGAACACTGTATGTCAAGCCGAAATACCTACTTATGGATGAACCATTATCCGCTTTGGACGACAAAACCCGTAGCAAAATGCAACGTTTGATTTTGGATGTCCATGCTGAGACAGGCAACACAATCATTATGGTAACGCACAGCCAGGACGAGGCGTTCAAAATGTGCGATAAAATAATCAAATTTGAAACGAGAGGAGCTGTAACAAACCATGGCAGGTTTATTTGAACGCATGGGACTGGTTCGTACCGAATACGAAGGTATGCCTGAAATCCCTATGCAACCCGTATCCGAGCCTATGTACGCGCCTGAGACGCCGGTAATTGACGCTACTCAGGTGTCCTATGATGATGTGATCGCATCCATCTATCAGCAGGGCGATATCGACGACGAGAACTCGATCTTCAAGATCAAAGCGTATATCGACATTCTGCCCCAGGATATGACTAAGGCCAAGAAACAGGCGTCCATCGCCGGCATTCTCAGCGTCAACGGGATCAATGTGGATGATCTCATTGAGGACGGTCTGAAGCGTGGTCGCGCCTTGGACGCTGCCGAGGATAGTATCAGGGCGGAAAACGATGCGCTGATCGCTGAGACCGAGGCGGATATCGAACATCTGAAGTCCCTGATCGAGCAGGCGGAGGCCAGAATTGAGGAATCCAAACAAAAGACCTCTGATTCCAGCGCCGCCATCCAGAAGGAAAAAGAAGCTATCAGTCAACTCTTGGAGTTTGCGAACGGCGTTGCCGGTAAGGAAGGAGCACAGTAATGGGCATTGTGATTGGAGCGGTAGCGGTTGTATTTGTGCTCGCCCTAATCATCTTCCCCGGTGTCCGGGGTAAGCTGAAAGTCCTCGTTGGAGGGTTCCTCAACATCTTCGTGGAGGATATCGCCAAGACACCTGAGGGTGCAAAGGCTGTTTTCCAGCAAGCCATTGAGGAAGTGCAGGAGCGTTACAACAAGGCTGGTGACACCCTGAATCGGTTTGTGGGCGAGCAATCCTCCGTCCAGAAGAACCTCAACAAGCTATATGGAGAACTGAAGGACGTTGAATCAAAGTGTGAGTCTCTGGTCAGATCTGGCAATATGGCCGATGCTGCCATTTTTTCAACCAGGCGTGAGGAAATCCTGTTTGAAATCTCCCAGAAAGAGGGATACCTGCGAGAGATTGAACCTATGGTAAAAGAGGCTCAGACCGTTTATGAAGCGTACGACAAGAAGCTCCGCGAGCTGAAAAAGCAGAGCCGTATGACTGTCGAGGAAATGAAACTCCGTGGCAACATGAAGGATCTCTTGGGCGATCTGGACGAGCTGCGCCGGGACTCTGCCACTGATAAGCTCTTGGGCGGTGTCCGGGATGGAGCGGAGGATCTTCGCAAAGAGGTTGATGGTGCGATTGTCGTTCACGCAAGCCGTACCACCACCAAAATGTCAATGGCTGAGAAAAATGCGGCGAAAGCTCAGTCGGATGCTTACCTGCAGTCTCTCGCCACAAAGTATAACGGGAAGCCGGCTATTCAGGCTCCACGGTCTGGCGTCACCTTCGACGCTCCTAAATCCAAAGTGAAAGAGGAAAGGAAGTAACTTACCATGAAGAGAATGAAACTCACTACCGCTGGCCGTGTGGTGATCTTCGTCATCGTGCTGGCGCTCCTCGCTGGTATCGGCGGCTTCGGCTACAACTACTACAAGAACAACATCGCAGACGACAAACCCATCAGTTCGGGTACCCAGTCTGGTAGCACGTCCCAGAAGTCCACGACAAAGCCCTCCGCCGGCAAGACGGACACCTCTGATCCCGTGATTAACCTGTCTCTGGATGAGTGGGTGGGCTGGAAGCCTATTATCGACGCTAACCAGGGCTTGACCACGCAACCCGGTTCAATTTTCGACCAGTTGGGCATTAAGGTTAATATCAATATCATCAATGACGCAACTGCCAGCAGCAACGCATTGATTACCGGAGAGCTGAATGCTGCGGGTTATACCACCAACCGTGCCGCGTTCCTATCTGGTAAGTTCCAGGAGGCCGGATTGGATGTGGTAATGCCGGTATTCACCAACTACTCCGCTGGTGGCGACGGTATTATTGCTAAGTCCGGCATCAACACCGTAAATGATCTGCTGGGCAAGAAGATCGGTGTTCCCAGATTCAGCGAAGCCCAGACACTTGTGGCATGGTTTGTTAATAAGAGTGACCTATCCGATGCTGACAAGCAGTCTATCATTGATAACATGATCCTCTTTGACGATGCGTCTGAGACGGGCGAGGCGTTCTTCGCCGGCCAGCTGGACGTGGCGGCGACTTGGCAGCCTTACCTGTCCTATGCAACCGAAAACGGCGATGCGCACATCATGTTTTCTACCACAGCCTCTAAGAGCCTGATTATGGACGGTATCGTATTCCGCTCCGACTTTGCCCAGGCACACCCCGACGTTGTGACCGCCTTTATTGATGGTATCTTCCAGGCCAACGCAATGTATACCACTGAGTTTGACTACATCCGTTCTGTTATGCCTATGTTCGCCGGCGTTTCCGACGAGGAGATTAAGGCTCAGTGCGGCGATGCCGAAATGATGGGCTACGCCGAGAATAAGGAAGTGCTGGACTCCACTGCTCCCTCTGTCTACTTCGATATGTGTGATATCTGGGAGTCTTTGGGTGAGACGGTGAATCGCAAGGTGGCTATGACACTCTTTGATAACCAGTATCTGCTCCCTCTGGCAAGCAAGTATTCTTCTACCTCTACCTCTACCAGCAAGCCCGTTGAGCTGACCGAGGAGCAGAAGCAGGAAATCGTCAATTATGAGGCACTGCTGACCAAATCCATGACCGTTGAGTTTGTGGCTGATACCGCTCAGTTCAAGAACCCCGAAGAGGCATACGCCATCATGGATGAGTTCGTCTCTATCGCCAATACTCTGGATGGCGCGATTATCCAGGTGGAGGGCAATATCAATGCCCGCAACTACTCCGACTCTGGACAGGCGCTGTCTGCTGAACGTGCAAAGGCTGTCGCCAAGTATTTCATCGCTTGCGGTATTGATCCGAACCGTCTGATTACGGTCGGCAATGGCAACACGAAGATGGTTGCAGATCCCGGTTCTGCCGATGCCTACCTGAACCGTAGAACCGACGTGTTCTTCAAAATCATCGAAGAGTAATCCTGCGCATTACGAGGAGGGGCGTTGTCCCCTCCTCGGGGTACCAACATAATAAAGGAGTGGTCAATATGGATGTAGTGAATACGGCAACTATACTGGCGGGCTGCTGGAGCATAGCCTCAATGTGTATGACAAGCTCTCTGGGTTTGTGGCTCGCTATCCTGAACTGGAGATCTCACCAGAGACGGTGGCGGTCACTGCGTTGTTCCACGATCTGACGAAGGTGAACTACTACACCGTCAGCTCTCGGAACGTCAAGGATGATGTTACGGGCGCATGGCATAAGGAGCCGTTCTACAAAACGGAAGATCGTCTCCCACTTGGTCATGGCGAGAAATCTGTCATCATCCTGCAGAGCTTCATCAAGCTCACACGTGACGAAATTGTTGCAATCCGCTGGCATATGGGCAGCTTTGATTGTGCAGTCAAAGGCGGGGATTACGGTATGGGCAATGCTTTTGAAACTTACCCGCTGGCAGTCATGACGCATTTGGCTGATATGGAGGCTACCTATCTTGTCGAGGGTTTAGCGACAAAGTAAATCAACGGAGGCTAACATGGAAAAAAGCGTTTTTCAAATTCTGAACGAGTACGATATCACGGAACACCTCAAGAAGAAGGATAAGATCGTCTACCTGCCTTGGTCTAAGGCATGGATGATCGTGAAATCCCTCTTCCCCAGTGCCAAGTTTACCATCAACAAGGCCACTGACGGCTGCATTTACCATACGGACGGAAAGACCGCCTGGGTAGAGGTATCTATCACCATCAACGACCAGACTGAAACGGAGTCTCTGGCTGTTATGGATTTCCGTAACAAGTCTATTCCCATCGACACGATCACCTCTGCCGATGCAGAGAAGTCTATCAAGCGCTGCTTGGTCAAATGTGCTGCTCTGCACGGCCTGGGTCTGTCTCTTTGGACGGGTGAGGAGCTGTCCAGCGCCGCCCGCAAAAAGAAGGAAGACGATCTGGACGATGTGAAACAGGAGATCCTGAGTGTTGTTGCCGGGAAGTTGGAAGCCGGTGTGTCCAAAGACACCATCTACAAGGCTATCGAAAGTGTTGCCGGTGTGAAGAACCCCAACGCTATCAAGGATATCGCAACGGCTCAGAAAGTCGTTGAGCAGATCAAGAAACTGGAGGTAAAGCACAATGCTTAATAAGGTAATCATCATGGGTCGTCTTACCCGCGATCCTGAGATCAAGAAGGTAAACAATGACATCTCCGTGTGCAGCTTTTCTATCGCCTGCGACCGCGACATCGTGAACAAGCAGAACAATGAGCGCGAGACGGACTTCTTCGATGTGACTGCGTGGCGCTCTACGGCGGATTTCGTTGGCAAGTATTTTGGCAAGGGGCGCATGATTGTTGTTGTCGGTCGGCTGCAGAAGCGCAACTACACCGATAAGGACGGCAACAAGCGTTCTGCCGTAGACATCATTGCCGAGAACGTCTATTTCGGCGATTCCAAGAAGGACGGCGAGACTTCTGACAACGCCTCTGCCCCCACCACCGGATATGCTACCGCTCCTTCTCAGAACAGCGACTTCGCAAATGTCGGTGAGGAAGATGGAGAGCTGCCCTTCTGATGGATAATTCTTTTCTCCTGGACGCTATGGACTGGTCATACTCCCGCGTTAGCAGTTTTGATCAGTGCCCGCGTATGTTTGACCTTACTTACCTCCAGTGCATGGATCGCGTGGACAACGCTTTTGCTCAATGGGGTTCACTGGCGCACTCGCTTTTAGAGCGATATTTTCGTCAGCAGGTCGAGCTGTGGGATTTATCCGGCCTCTATGAGAAGGAATACGCAAGAGCAGTTACAGAACGGTTTCCATTTCCCCGACTGGAAGGTAGCTACTATGAGCGTGGTATGGAATACTTCGATAATTTCGGTGGACAACTGGGAGACGAAGAAAAAGTGCTTGCGGTCGAAGATCGGTATACCTCTACACTGGGCGGCAGACCAGTGGTAGGTATTATAGATCTGGTGCTTCGTAATAGGTCTGGGCTGATTGTTTGCGATCACAAAAGCCGGGGCAAATGGAAATCCAGAGAGGAACGCCGCAAATATCTCCGCCAACTGAACTTGTATGCAGTACGGGTCAAAGAGGTCTACGGTGAGTGGCCGCATGAACTTTGGTTCAATAAGTTCCGTGAAGGTATCTTGGACAGAGATCCATTCAACATCGTAACTGCTCAGGAGGACATAGACTGGTTCCTGCGTTCCATTGACGACATCTATAAGGCAAGGAGCTTTCCTGCCAAACCTGACCGTTTCTTTTGTGACTACCTGTGTTCTGTGCGCGAGCATTGCGAGCATTCCAGCCAATATATTACGGAGGAATATGAGTGATGGGAAAGATCAAGGTAATTTTCCTCGACGTTGACGGTGTGCTCAACAGTGATCGTACAGCCCGCAGAACCCAAAGCGGCTATACGTTTGTTGACAACAGGCAAATGAAGAACCTGAAGCACATCATTAACATGACAGGAGCTAAGGTCGTTCTTTCCAGTGATTGGAGATACGACCGAGATGACCCGAGATACAACGGAGACTATCTGGAGCTGGAAGCAGAGCTGTTGAAATACGGGGTTCGTCTTTATGGCTTTACGCCGGAGCTGCCATCCTGTCACAGAGGTATGGAAATTGACTGCTGGTTAAAAGAACATAGCGAGGTCGGAGACTTCGTAATTCTGGACGACCGGACAGATATCGAGCCGAACAAAGATCACTGGGTTCAGACAGTAATGCGTCGGGGACTCGGTGTTGAGGAGGCCGAGAGTGCTATCCGCATCTTGAACGGCAAATGAAAGACGGATTTCATTCGGATAAGACCCGTCCACATGAAGTGGGCGGGCTTACCGAAGAACTGAGGTGATTTTACCCGTGCAGATTGATAGAGAAGCAATTTTGCAGGCCAAAGAAAAGCTCGGAGATCGTAACGCTCAGATTATCGTCGAAGAGCTGGGGATTACCGATTTCGATGAGAAAAACATGAAGTGTTGCTGCCCCTTCCATCAGGAGGATCACGCTTCCTTCATTTACAACAAGAAAGCATTCAACTTTCGTTGTTTCGGTAGTTGTGGCCGTAGCTACGACATTCTGGACGTTTTCATGTATAAAGGCGCGACTTATGCCGAAGCCTGTAAGAAACTTTTCGAGCTTGCCGAAATGCCCTACTCTTTCGGAGAGCTGGGCGTAAAAACCAAACGGCATTATAGATATCCCCACGAGGTTCCCTGCACTGATAAATCCAAAGTGTACGCATATTTTGAGCAGCGCAAGATCAGTCGTGAGACGCTGGATGCTCTTGATGTGCGGCAGGACTCCGAGGGAAACGCGGTATTCAATTACTACGACACGAACGATGTGTTGACGATGGTGAAATACAAACCGTCGCATAAAGTCCAGCATGGTCAAGCAAAGTGCTGGTGCCAGCAAAACTCTGATACGGCTCCGTTGTTGTTCAACATGAACCGCATCAACGTTAATTCTCCCCTTCTGATCTGTGAGGGCGAGCCGGATTGCCTTAGTGCGGTTGAGGCAGGATTCAAAAATGCTGTTTCCGTTCCTCTGGGCAGTTCAAATCTCCACTGGATCGACGAAAATCTGGAATGGCTTGATCAGTTTGAGAGCATTATCATTTGCGCCGACAACGATGACGCCGGCGTGAAAATGCAGAAAGAGTGCGTTCCCCGGCTGGGTAGCTGGCGAACAAAGGTCGTGGACATCCCAGCAATCCCCATTGGAAATACCGGACGGGTAACAAAAGACCTGAATGAGATCCTTTACGTTTGCGGCAAAGACAAAGTGTTGGAGCTGATCTTGGACGCTAAGGACTCCCCTGTTCCTTCCGTAGCCGACCTTTCTGATGTCGAGCCGACCGAGTATGAGGATGTTGACGGTGTGACTACCGGGCTGAAAGCCATTGATGATGAGCTGATGCGGCTCTTTTTCGGAACGCTTACTATTGTGAGTGGTCAGCCCGGATCTGGTAAGAGTAGTCTTCTTACTCAGCTCGCGTGCAATTCTCTCGATAATGACATCGGTACGTGGCTTTTCAGCGGCGAACTTCCCAACGGTGTAGAAAAGTCCTGGTTCAACTACATTTTCGCCGGCCCCCGCAATATCACAGATGCTATCTCTCGTCGGGGCAATCCTTACAAGAAGATTTCCACGACGACGCTTGCCGAGATCAACAAGACCTATAAAGGGCGTTGGCATATCTATCGTGATGACTACGACAACACACTGGATAAGCTCATCGCCTCTATGACTGATACCGTTCGGAAGTATGGTGCCCGTTGCCTGATCCTCGACAATTTCATGTGTATTGACACTGAAACCAGCGAAGAGGAACTGCGCTCTCAGACAGATACGATTAAAAAGCTCATTGAGTTTGCTAAGAAGTATCAAGTGGCTGTAATCCTTGTTTGCCACCCTCGAAAGATGGACGCCGGAACCAATGTAGGCATCTATGATATCGCTGGTACCAGCAACATCGTGAACCTGGCACATCGGACTATTGGCCTGCGGCGAGTAACGGACGCAGAACGTGAGAATGCTGCGAAGTATTCTGAGAAGCGTCGCCAGTTGCTCAAGTACGATGTGATCGTAACTATCGTCAAAGACCGTATGTTTGGCCGGCAGAATATCGACGTTGGCCTCTATTACGATCCCGCTTCCCGCCGTTTCTTCAGCGATATGGACGAGTATGACCGTCGTTTTTCTTGGGATAAGAAGGAGTACAAAGAGCCTCTGCCTCTTCCTCCTCAGCTGCTTGCTGAAGAGCGTGCCTCCGAAGACGAAGCATTTGGAGCGGTGAACGACAGAGAGGGCTAACTATGGTGGATTTTGGAGTATGTGACTGTGGCGATAGCCTTATCCCTGTTTGGTTCACAGAAGAAGAGACGAAGGTTGCCAACGGCACTACCGGAGGTGATTTTATTGAGCGGTAACTATACGGCATACCATGTCCATACTGAATTGTCGCTGTTAGACAGCGCGACGAAGTTTGAGGACTATATCGCTAAGGCTGTCGAGCTGGGGCAGACTGCCATTGCTTTTACGGAGCATGGTAACATCTATCAGTGGGTCGCCAAAAAGATGGCCTGTGATAAGGCCGGATTGAAATATCTGCATGGCTGTGAAGTCTATTTGACTGAAAAGCTATTGCTTACCGATCCACGCACCGGAGAGCAGAATAAGGTACGCGATAACTACCACACCATCCTGATTGCCAAGAACTACGCTGGTCTTCAGGAGATGAACGAGCTAATCAGCCGATCAAGCCAGGACGACCACTTTTACTACAAACCCCGTATCACGTTTGATGAGTTTCTTGGTATTTCCAGTAACGTCATTAAGATCAGTGCCTGCCTTGCTTCCCCATTGAATCGCATGAGCATTACTCATCCTATGTATGAGCGGCTGCTGAAGCACTACGACTATCTGGAAATCCAAGCGCATGACCACCCGGAGCAGGTTGCCTACAATCGCCACTTGGCGGAAATGTCTCAGAAATACGGCATCCCGCTCATTGCAGGCACCGATACTCATAGCCTCAACAAATACAAGGCTGAGTGCCGAACGATCTTGCAGTTGAGTAAACACATCGAGTTCGCCAACGAAGATACGTTTGACCTTACCTATAAATCCTATGACGAGCTGGTAGCAATGTTCGCAACGCAGGACGCCTTGCCGGAAGCGATGTATTTGGAGGCCATTGAGAACACCAACCGTATGGCCGACTCTGTAGAGCCGTTTGAGTTGGATATCTCTTTCAAGTACCCCATTCTCTATGGCGAACGTGATCGAGAGGTGCTTCATCAAGTTCTTGACGATAACCTGCAAGCAAAGATCAAAGAGGGCGCTATCATCCCAGAGCAGGTCGAGCCGTTCAAAGCGGCCATTGCTGAGGAATGCCGGGTTTTTGACAAAATTGAGATGTCCGGCTTCATGCTTTTCATGAGCGAATTGGTGACATGGTGTAAATCTCATGGTATCCCCATTGGTTTCAATCGTGGTTCCTGCGGTGGATCTCGTGTAGCTTACGTCACCAATACAACAGACCTCAATCCTGAGACATGGCATACAGTGTTCAGTCGCTTCTGTAACGAAGATCGTAAGGAGATTGGCGATATTGATATTGACGTGTCTCCCTCCCAGCGTGATCTGGTTTACGACTACATCATCAACCGTTTTGGTCAAGAAAAGACCGCGTTTATTCTGGCGATCGGCACTATCAAATCTAAAGGCTGTATTGACGAAATCTGCCGTGCTTTGGCACTGCGTTGGAATCGTGAACACCAACGGGACGAGAAAGAGTTCCGCAGAGTAATGGCGCAGCTCAAAGATGAGAACGTGAAGATCGTTTTTGGGGATGCGAGAGACGGCTTTAGCCTATATTTCTTTGATGAGGCAGGTAATCTTCTTTTGCCCAGCCGCATGAAGAACATCCCCCGTGCCGAGCTGATTAAGCAGTTTTCCAAAGAGTACACAAAACTCAAAGAGGAAAACGAAAGGATCTTCGCTAAGAACCCCTGGGCTGGTAAGGCAAGTGCCAATATCAAAAAGGAGTTTGAGACAGACGAGGCAGCGGCTCGGGAAAAGTATCCCGAAGTATTCTACTACTACGACGGGCTTCTTGACGTGGCGATCTCTCAGTCTATGCACCCTGCCGGTATTGTGGCAAGCCCTATTACCCTCCGAGATAACTACGGTACGTTCATCTCTGACGGTAAGGAAATCCTACAGATTGACATGGAGTGTGTGCATGAGGTCAGCTTGGTTAAATATGACATTCTCGGATTGAAAAACATCGAGATTATCAAAGACGCTTATGAGCTGTTGGGTAAGCCCTACCCGAAGTCTCACGAAATCAACTGGAATGATGAAGCTGTCTGGAAGGATATGCTGAGATCTCCCATTGGTATCTTCCAGTTTGAAGGAGAGTTCGCGTTCCAGATGCTTAGGCAATACGAGCCGCACAGCATTTTTGACATGAGCCTTGTTACGGCGGCGCTTCGTCCTTCGGGTGCGTCGTACCGTGACGACCTTATGCAGCACAAGCCTCACAAGAATCCCTCTCCCATCATCGACGAACTTTTGGCAGATAACAACGGTTATCTTATTTACCAAGAGGACGTTATCAAGTTCCTACAGCAAATCTGCGGCTTCTCCGGGTCAGATGCAGATAACACCCGCCGCGCTATTGGACGAAAAGACGAAGAGCGGTTGAAAAAAGCTCTCCCGCAAATTCTTGAGGGATATTGTGAAAAGTCACCGCAACCCCGTGAAGTTGCAGAGCAGGAAGCAAAGGAGTTCTTACAAATCATCCAGGACGCTTCCAGCTATATGTTTGGTTACAACCATTCAGTTGGGTACTGCATGATTGGCTACCTATGCGCCTATCTGCGGTACTACCATCCGTATGAGTTCATCACAGCCTACCTTAACAATGCCAATGGCGAGGAGGATGTGAAGAACGGGAACGAGTTGGCAACGCTTTACGGTATCAGGATTGTCCCGCCGCGTTTCGGTCTTTCCAAGGATAAATATTTGCTGAATACCGAAGAGAAGGTTATCGCCAAGGGTATTTCTTCTGTAAAGTACATGAATGCCGATGTTGCCAACGAACTTTACGAGCTGGCAAAGGCCGGCAAGCCTGAGTCTTTCATGGACTTGCTTATGCAGCTGGACGAGAAAACACACTTGGATACACGGCAGCGGGATATTTTGGTGAAGATTGACTACTTTGCTGAGTATGGCAATTCCAAAGAGTTGTTGCGTATGGTGAACTTCTTTTCTTTCTTCAAGAGCGGAACGATGAAGAAGATCTCCAAGGACAAGGTGACGGCTGAATTGGAACCCATAATCGCCCAGTATGCAACTGATAAGTCCAAAAGCGGCCAGCCAGCTAAAAGCTATACCTTCACCGATTTGCCCGGATTACTTCGGTATTTGGAAGTGATGGTCAGGGATATGCACATTCAGGATTTCGACCTGAAAAGCAAAATGCAAATCCAGTTGGAAAATCTGGGCTATATCGACCTAACCACCAATAAAAAAGAAGATCAGCGAAAACTGGTTATTCTGGATATCTACCCCTTGCGGAGCAAGAAAACCAAAGAGGTTTGGGCTTACGCCTTGCAGGTGCGGTCGATTGGCACGGGAAAAACAAATCGGTGGACAATCTACTCAGAACTCTACGATCGCAAACCGCTTCAACGCTACGATACCATTTATGTTCCTATGAATGGATGGGGCGAGCGGCGTGGGTATCTGTATTTGTACAACTACGACTATGTAATTTAGGAGGCATTTTCAATGCACGAGACGAAATCGAAATGGTTCAAGAAAGTTCTCAGGGCGACGCTGTGTTTCTTGGTAGTCTGCGGATCTCTGAGTGCAATGTTGTTCGTCCCGAACAAAGAGGAGGAAACACCACAAGTCCCCATCGAAAAGGAACTTTGTGTTTACTCTGCGCCGCCTCAAGTGTCGCCCACACCTACGCCTATTTCTATTGAGGAAGAACCGGCAGAACCCGAGGCAGACCTTAACCCATATGCAGAACTGTCACCCACGGATACCGAAAAAGAGCTGCTGGCGTGTATGGCCTACAGCGAGGCAGGAAACCAGAGCTTTGATGGTCAGGTTGCCGTGGTGTAGGTAGCGCTTAACCGCTATATGCACGAAGCGTATTCCGGCAGTATCAGTGATATTCTCTTCTCACCTTGTCAGTTTGTGGTAGGAGATTACTATGGGTCTGTGCAGATGGAAGCAGTAGATGCTGCTCTTGCCGGCCATCCAGCGTTGGATTTGAATACCGACGTAGTGTACTTCTCTACTGGATCTTTGACCTATGGTAGCTATTATAAGACGATCGGCGATCACGTCTTTCGCACTTATATTTGATAGCAACAAAGTAAATTAAGCAAGGAGGATCAACATGGGAACAGTTACAATTCAGCGATTCACCTATAAGAACCCTATTTCCATGATCGGTGAGGAAGCTGGTGTCTGCTGGGGTGCAGATACCAGCGACCCCGAAAAAAACTACAAACGCGGCTTGGATTGCTTGGAAAACGAGCACGGCAGAACGTTTGAGTTCCCGGATGTCTATATGATCCTGGACGGCTATTCTGCCAGAGTGATCCGTGAGTGGTATACCCACATCGGCGGCGCTCCCACCAGACTGCAGGCCAGTACCAGATACATCGACTATGAAAGCGGTTTCGATTATGTAACACCGCCCAGCATTGCGGGTAACTCCGCCGCCGTCAAAGTCTACGACTGGATTATGAAGTGTATCCAGACTGGCTTGAAGATGTTGGAAGGGTTTGGTATCCCCAGAGAGGATTCTGCGCTTGGGCTTCCTCTGGGCATGGGCACCAAGATTGTGTGCAAGCATAATCTCCGCAACCTAATTGATATGTCGCATCAGCGGGAATGCAGCAGAGCTTATCACGAGTACCGTGGCCTGTTCGCTGATGTTGGCAACGCTCTGAGAGAGTATTCCGACGAGTGGGCATATCTGGTCGATCACTACTTTATGCCGAAGTGTGAATACTTCGGGTTCTGCCGGGAGAAGAAGTCCTGCGGCAGAAAAGGAAGGAGAGCTGCGGAATGAAAATCGTTTGCATTTCGGGTAAAGCCCAGCACGGTAAAGACACTACCGCCAAACTTTTGGAGGAGATTTTGGAAGCCCAAGGCAACCGTGTTTTGATTGCCCACTACGGCGATCTGGTCAAGTACGTATGTAAGACCTTCTTTGGCTGGGACGGCAAGAAGGATGAAAAGGGACGTACGCTTCTCCAGCGTGTCGGTACTGACAAAATCCGCGCTGTCTCTCCTGATTATTGGGTAGATTTCATCGTCAGTATCCTCGACATCTTCTGCGACGAATGGGATTACGTGCTTATCCCTGATACTCGTTTCCCCAACGAGTATGAGATCTACGAGACCTACGGCATGGACGCTATTTTGTTGCGGGTAGTTCGCCCCAACTTTGTGTCTCCGTTGACCGAAGAGCAGCAGAAACACGCTTCGGAGACTGCATTGGACGATTACCAGTACGACGCTACGATCGTCAACAGCGGCAGTTTGGAAGATCTCAAAGAGGCCGTAAACAACTTTGTGAACAACGCTCTCAAAGGAGAACTCCATGAAGAAACTGACAATTCTGTTTGATGCCGACGATACCGTAGAAAATCTGAGTGATTGCTGGATTGCAATGTTGAACGAGCGTTATGGCACCTCCGTAACGCCGGAAGATGTTCACGGCTGGGATATCTCCCTTGCTTTCCCCACGCTGACGAAAGAGCAGGTATTCGGTGTACTCCATGATGACGAGCTTTGGCGGCGTATCACTCCGATCCCCGGCTCTGTTGAGGTACTCCAAAAGCTCTATGACGAGGGGCACCAGCTCTATATGGTGACTGCATCCAGCTATCACACCTGCAAAACGAAGGTGGAACGGCTTTTAGAGCTGTTCCCCTTCCTGGACTGGGAGCACATCATTTTTGCCTGCAACAAGCAAATGGTGCGTGGTGACGTTTTGATTGACGATGCCCCGCACAACTTGGTTGGGGGCGAATACGCCAAAATTCTTTTTGACCGTCCCCATAATCGTAGCTTTGACCATGTAGCTCATGATGCGCTCCGGGTAAACACGTGGGAAGAAATTGACCAAGTTATCCACAGCTATCTTTTGTAAGGAGGAATTTTTATGGTTGTCATTAAACGTGATGGCCGTGAAGCCGACTTTGACAAAGGCAAAATTGCCAACGCCATTCTCAAGGCATTCACGGAGGTTGAAAAGCTCAGTGCGGTAGGAGATAAGAACGAGGTGCCCAAGAAAATCTCCACCCGTTTGTATAACCGCTATCAGCGGCGCAACCGTGCGATTTTTGTTGAGGAAATCCAGGACGACGTTGAAACTGAGCTGATGAAAGAGGGCGAGTTCGTAGTCGCCAAAGCGTACATCAAGTATCGCTATGAACATGAGCTTCTGCGGAACGCTTCTTCTCTGGACGGCAAAATCCTCTCTATTGCGGATAACGTCAATGAAACAGTCATCCAGGAGAACAGCAACAAAAATCCCACAATCCTCTCTACTCAGAGAGACTACATCGCCGGCGAGGTAAGCCGCGATATTACCGACCGTCTGCTTATGCCGGATGACATTAAGCAGGCGCACGAAGAGGGTGTTATCCACTTCCATGACAGTGACTACTTTGTGCAGCACATGATGAACTGTTTTAGCAGTAAAACAAGATTCGTTACCAAGGATGGTGTTGTTTCATTTGCTGAATGTCACGATGGTGATAAAGTGACAGTTTTGGATAAAGACGGCTGCTGGCGTGATGCTACAGTGCATAAGTACGGTGTTCAAAAGCTCTACGATGTAACGTTCCAGTCAGCCAGAAGCGAAAGAACTGTTACCTGCACCAGAGATCATCGGTGGATTCTGGCAGATGGTACGGTAACAACGGAACTGTCTGTTGGAGATAAATTGTATCCTCTTCATGACAATTCAAAATTTGATGTTCCTGAAGATACCAGAGCGGCAAGAATGTTCGCACTTGGCTTTGTTATTGGTGATGGAAATGATATTGGGAATGGTCTGAGCATTAGACTTTGCGGAGAAAAGGTTCAATATCAGAACGTTTTCGAGTCAGCCGGTTTCGTTGCATCTTTTCATCATCCGAATGGCGATTTAGTGATGATTGGTAACTCAGGTCTTTCAAAGCAAGATTTTTTGAATTATTCAATTTGGAAATATCTCAGCCCTGACGATAAGCGGATGCTGTTCTACGGCTTGTATGCAGCGGATGGCAGTAAGGATCGTCACCAAATTTCAACGTCCGATACCCGTGTTTTAGCAATGGTGGAGGATATTTCCGCAATCGCCGGATATCATGTTGCCAGCATTTCAGTGATTGAGCATGATACCAATTTCAAACAGGGGGCAATTTTGTACTGTGTGAACTTCCGACTCAAGCAGAATCCCAACAATCTATGGAAAGTTTCAGACATTAAGGAACATCGCAGAGGCAACGCACTCCAGGACGTTTGGTGCGTTGAAGAACCTGAGACACACAGTTTCACACTGGATGGTGGTATCGTAACCGGAAACTGCTGCCTGATCAATCTGGAAGATATGCTCCAGAACGGCACAGTTATTTCCGGTACCTTGATTGAAAAGCCTCACTCCTTCTCAACTGCCTGCAACGTCGCTACCCAGATCATTGCTCAGGTAGCCAGCAATCAGTATGGCGGTCAGTCTATCTCCCTGTCCCACCTTGCCCCCTTTGTTGAGGTGAGCCGGCAAAAGATTCGCAAGCAGGTAGAGGCTGAGTTCCTGAAAATTTCTTCCCCGGACAACTTTGCAGACCCTGAGAAAGTGATCTCTGATCTGGTCGAAGAGCGTGTCCGTGAAGAAGTAAAGAAGGGCGTTCAGACTATCCAGTATCAAGTGATTACCCTCATGACCACCAACGGTCAGGCTCCGTTCATTACTGTCTTTATGTATCTGAACGAGGTCAGCGATCCTCAAACCAAGAAAGACCTCGCTATGATTATCGAAGAAGTCGTGCGGCAGCGGTATCAAGGCGTCAAAAATGAGAAGGGCGTTTGGACAACCCCGGCGTTCCCCAAGCTGATCTATGTGCTGGAAGAGGATAACATCACCGAGGATTCTCCCTACTGGTATTTGACCCAGCTGTGTGCCAAGTGCTCTGCCAAACGGCTGGTGCCCGACTACATCTCCGAAAAGAAGATGCGCGAGTACAAGCTGTCAAAGGGCGAAACCGAAGGTAACGGCGATTGCTATACCTGTATGGGATGCCGTAGCTTCTTGACACCCGACCGCTCCGGTAACGGCTGGGACAATGTTGCCAATGCCGGCAATTACCAGCCCGATAAGCCCAAGTATTACGGGCGTTTCAACCAGGGAGTCGTCACCATCAACCTCCCCGATGTTGCTCTGAGCGCTCTGAAAGTTTGGGAGGCAACCGGCGACCATAACGATATCCAGAATCTGTATGACACCTTCTGGGAGATTTTCGATGAGCGGCTGGAGCTGTGTCATAAGGCGCTGCAAATCCGTCACGAGCGTTTGAGCGGTACTCTGTCCGATGCTTCTCCTATCCACTGGCAGTACGGCGCTTTGGCCCGCCTGAAAAAGGGCGAAACCATCGACAAGCTGCTTCACGGCGGCTACTCCACCATCTCTTTGGGTTATGCCGGCCTATACGAATGTGTTATGGCGATGACTGGCAAGAGCCATACCGACCCGGACGGAGAGCCTTTTGCACTCAAGGTTATGCAGTACATGAACGACAAGTGCGCTGCATGGAAAGCCGCTGAGGATATCGACTACTCTCTCTACGGTACTCCTATTGAGAGTACCACCTATAAATTTGCTAAGTGTCTGCAAAAGCGCTTTGGTGTGATTGAGGGCATCACCGATAAGGGCTACATCACCAACTCCTATCACGTTCACGTCACAGAGCATATCAATGCTTTTGATAAGCTGAGATTTGAGTCTCAGTTCCAGAAGCTCTCTCCGGGCGGAGCAATCAGCTACATCGAAGTGGCAAACCTCTCTGACAACATCCCCGCCGTACTGACGGTGTTGAAGTACATCTACGACAACATCATGTATGCGGAGCTGAACACGAAATCCGACTACTGCCAGGTGTGCGGCTGGGATAAGGAAATCGAGATTGTGGACGACGATCGCGGCAAGCTGATTTGGAAGTGCCCCAACTGCGGGAATACCGATAAGAGCAAGATGAACATTGCGCGGCGTACCTGCGGCTACATCGGCCTGAATGACTGGAATCAGGGTAGAACGCAAGAAATCAAAGAACGTTATGTCCACCTGGGTGGCGACGAATGAACTACGCGAAGATCCGCAACTATGACATCGCAAACGGAGAGGGAGTCCGCACCTCCCTCTTCGTAAGCGGATGTACAAATCACTGCCCCGGTTGCTTTAATCCAGAGGAGCAGGATTTTAACTGTGGTAGACCATTCACAAAGGAGACTATCGCAGAGATTCACAAAATGCTTGCCAACCCTGTTATCTCAGGGCTTTCTCTACTTGGCGGAGATCCGCTTTGTCAGGACTACGGTGGGATTCATGATCTCATTGATCTTTGTTTCTACACACATTCAATCGGTAAAACCGTGTGGCTATGGACTGGATTTATCTGGGAGAACTGTTATAACCCTCTTTTCCCGGATAAAGACGAGGATGATCACCAATTTACACAAATGGTCTTGCTTACATCATGTGATGTTGTGATTGACGGCCCCTTCAAAATGGAGCTGTCTGACCGGATGTTGAAATGGCGTGGTTCTGCAAATCAGCGGGTCATCGACGTACAGAAAACCTTGCGCCAAAAGAAAATTGTCCTATATGAAGGTGAGCACTATGAATGAAAAGATCGAATTTCGCTGTCCCAAATGCGGGAAGCTCCTGGACAGTATTACACTGGATTATCGGTTAAAGTGGCTATGTAGCAAATGTGCCGAGGATCAATCTGATGTTCTGCACTGTGAGCGTGGATGTAAGGTTAAAGCCGTGGATCTGGACGCCGGGTTGAGCTGTGATTCCAAACAGGCTCATGAGCTTTTGACAGAAGGTCAGGTTTACGAGGTTGAAAAGATTCATGTCGGTGGTTGGTGCTCCTCTATCCGGCTCAAAGAGTTTCCCGGTAAAGAGTTTAACACCGTACACTTCATTCGTTACGAATAGGAGGAAATATGGAGACTGTTGAAATTTTAGCAGGTGGCGAATTTGCCAATGCCGTAAAAAGTCTTGGCCTGACATCTGCCGTGTGTGCTTACCATTATCAGCCTCAGCCTACGCATTGGCGTGAAGAATACCAAGTTTGGCTGTTGTCCAAAGAGGATTTTGACAATATCTGTGCTATCGACAACGATGACTGGAAGGACGATTGGGGCTGGTGGCGTCACGCTTATGGTTCTAATCTGGGCACTGTTGACTGCGCCTATATTATCAATGGTGAAAAGCTGATGGCGTGGGATGGTCTTCAGCGTAAAGAGTGGTGTCAGGATTGCAGTGATTGCGCTGGCACCGAAAAGGACAAGGACGAATGCTTTCACGACCATCAGTACCCCGACATTCTCATCTATCTTTGCGATGAAATTGGGGCTTCTACCGAGCGCAATGTTTGCGCTTGCACGATTGATCTGGCACGGCAAAACAACCTAACCCTTGCAGAGCTTTTCAAAAAGTATCTGGGATAGGTCGTGTAAAAAACAGTATCATCCGCACAACAAAACTATCAAATTGGGAGGCAAACGAAAATGCTCATCATTAACCTTTTTGGCGCTCCCGGTGCTGGTAAATCCACCGGAGCTGCCTATGTCTTCTCTCAGCTGAAAGCTGCCGGCGTTAATGCCGAGCTTGTCACCGAGTTCGCCAAAGATAAGGTATGGGAAGGGACAAAGGCCGTTTTCGAGAATCAGGCATACATCTTTGGCAAGCAGTATTTCCGCATCAGCCGGCTTGAGGGCAAGGTCGATGTAGTGATTACCGATTCACCTATCCTGCTCTCTGCGTTCTATAACGACAACGACCACGTGCTGGGTGAAGAGTTCGACAAACTGGTTTTCAAAGTCTTCGATTACTATAACCGCATCGACGTGTTTGTTCATCGGGTGAAACCCTATAACGAAGCAGGACGCTTCCAGACCGAGGAAGAGAGCGATGCAATCAGCAAAGAAATGCTGCGTTTCTTGGACAAGTTCGGTGTTGACTGTCTGCACATCAACGGCGATTTCGCAGGATATGACAGCCTGGTTGATACCGTACTGGACGCTTTGGCAGCAGACGGCAAGCCTTTTGTCTGCCCGCATCCTTCTGATGTCTGCCCGCGCCCTTCTGATTCGGCAGAGGCGCTAACAATTAAGGTGCGCTATCTCAGCGATAAAATCCAACCATTGGAATATATCGACGGCAAGTCTGACTGGGTTGACCTTCGGGCAGCTGAGGATGTTGAGCTGAAGGCTGGTGAGTTCAAGCTGATCCCCCTGGGAATTGCTATGCAGCTTCCCAAGGGTTATGAAGCAATCGTAGCCCCTCGCAGCTCAACCTATAAGAATTTCGGTATTCGTCAAACCAACAGCATCGGCGTAATCGACGAGACTTACTGTGGTGACAACGACCAGTGGTATTTCCCCGCCCGTGCAGACCGCCATACCGTTATTCATGTCGGCGATCGTATCTGTCAGTTTCGCATTGAGAAGCACCAGCCCCAGCTGTTTTTCGAGCCGGTCGATACGCTGGGCAACGCTGATCGAGGCGGTATCGGCTCTACGGGAAAGAGGTGAGCGATGTGCCCCAGTCGAAGATCATATGCTTCAATAAGGAGGGCTAAAGTGTGAATGAAACACCGATTTCACCCACATCTAAATGGTGTGACAATCAGTCCGTAGACGAGCTGGGCAAAGTAATCTGCTTGGCTCATCTCGCCGAGGCCAGAGTTCCAGACTGTCCATACAAAAGTAAGGAGGAGCGAGCGAGTGCCAAATATCCTTGCTCCGACTATGAAGAGGTGAGAATATGAAAGGTCTATTCCGAAAACGCGGCGGCGGTAAAACGACCGCATTAGTTTACACATCGGCGATAACCGGATATCCGATTGTCGTACCAACTACCATCAACAAGCGTTACGTAAAAGACGTGGCACGGCGGGCAGGTGTATCTGTCCCCGAACCGATTGTTATGTCTGAGGATACCAGAGGCCGTCGAATTGGTGGTGTACTCATTGACAACGCCGAAGAAATTATCCGGGCGTATGCTGCAGAGCATTTCAACGCCCCGGTCATAGCCTATACCATAACGGTAGACGGGGATGGTGATAGCGCATGAGCCTCCTCCCTAATACGGTCGTCAATGGCAACTGCTTGGAAGTCATGAAGGAAATTGATGATGCGAGCATTGACATGATCCTTTGTGATTTGCCTTATGGGGCGACTCAGAACTCATGGGACTCGGTTATCCCGCCTGCTCCGCTCTGGGAGCAGTATGAGCGGATTATCAAACCGAATGGTGCGATCCTACTGTTCGGCCAGGATAAATTTACCGCTACCATGATGCTCTCTAACCCTAAGCTGCACCGCTACAATATCATCTGGGACAAGGTGCTAAAGAGCGGATTTCTCAACGCCAAGAAAATGCCGCTTAGAGAGCACGAGGATATCATGGTGTTCTACAAATCTCCGCCGCCATATCATCCGCAAATGACAGTTGGCGAGAAAAACCACACCAAGGGCAAGGCCGTAGGGAAACAGGCGGAAGACGTTCATTCTAACCGGAGCTATGGCAACTATACATTGGTAGAGTCGCCAGACGGTAACATGAAGTACCCAGCGTCAATTTGGCGCTTCCCTAAACCCCACCCGTCCGTAGCGCTCCACGCCACTGAAAAACCTGTTAATCTGTTGCGCTACGCAATCCGTACTTACACTGACAGGAATGCAATCGTCCTGGATAACTGTTGCGGCACCGGATCTACTCTCATTGCTGCCAAGCTGGAAGGACGCAGATACATTGGGATTGACAATGGCGTGTGTGATAAAAAGAAAAGCCCTTACTATGGAATGCCTTGGGCGCAAGTAGCTCAAATCAGATTGGAGGCGATCGACCATGAACCTGACGATGAACCTGAACGACATCGACCTTTGGGAGAAGGAACTACTGAAGGGGTTCGCACTCCCTCTGGGGTTTCTGCCTGAAATCGGTGAAGTAGTGAACATTCTCGAACCGTTCAAAAGACTGACTATTTTTGAACCGGTCGAAAAAGACGGAGAGACAACCGAAAAGAAAGTCACTGTAGGTATCATATACCGCTCCGATGGCTTATATGCTTGGGATAACAGCAGAGTTGTACCCAACGAGTATGACGAGGCTATCAAATGGAGTCCAGCCAGCCAGCTCCCGGAATATGCCATTCGGCGTAAGGCTATTGTTACCAAGTTCGAGTACAAGCCGCTTCGATCCTTTACCGCTGATGACATCAAACTTCTTCGGTTGGACTATGCTTCACAAGATGATCCCCAGCTTCTTATGGAGGAATATCTGCCCATCAAGAACTTTGAGTTGTTGTATGGCTGGTGGAAGCAGCACTATAAAGCGACCCTGAAAGACTGCGACAATCCACAGGCCATTATCCTCCATCTTGCTTCAACAGACTGACAACAAACTTCATTAGCAACAAAGAAAATCACGGCTTCCATCTTGACAAATTGGGAGGCCGTGATTATACTATGTATATAGCAACAAAGTAAATTATTCTATCATTATAGGAGGACTGCCAAATGAAAGTAGCTATGGTAAAGCATAAGCCCTATGGCAAGGTGTTCTGGTTCGCGATCCCTGAGCACCTTGTAGGCAAACTTCAGCCCGGATTTCACGTGGCCTGTAATACAGCACGTGGTCGGCGGTATGGCACCGTAGTGGCTGCGGATCTTGACGAGCAGGATGTGAAAGAGGTTATGTTGGCCTCCGGCGCTACCTTCCCGCTCTCCACAATCGAAGCCACCACCCAGGAGGTACTGATGAGCGCCATCAAGATTCCGGGATATATGGCCCGCACAAAGCCCAGCGATGAGAAGATCGCAAAGCGTTTTCTGGAGTTCTATCATACCGGCCAGTTCAATACCAATGTTGCCCTGGACGATAACGCCGTCTTGATTGACGGCTATTCCGCCTATCTGGTAGCGCAAAAAGTTGGCCTCGCGTTCCTCCCTGCAATCTACAAGGAGGTCTGAGGTATGCCCGGATTTGTAAAACCTACAAGAAAGGTCGTCAACATTGAAGACGCCTTTGGAGAGCTGATTGGGAAGAAACTCATAAAGGATCTCCATGACAATGAGGAGATTTGCCCTGTTTGTCATGGTATTGGCCTCCGTATCGAAGATAATCCTTATGGGTTGTCTGACGACCCCGATAAGAGAGCCGGCCAATTCCCCTACAAGCACCAGTCTATCCGGTTCTGCCCGAACTGTTATAACGGCGTTGTACGTTTTTGTCCCGACTGTGGAAAGCAGATTCCGAGATACCGAACACTTTGCGACTGCGACGCCGTTGTGCAGCGCCGCCAGCAGGAAGAAAACCGCAAAGAAAAAGAACGGCTCGAAAAAGCAGAAAAGCACGAGCCGAATGCGCTCGGATCATTATTTACAATGGCACAAAGCGACTTTTACTCTCACAACGAAGGATATTTCAGCTGTTGGGAGGATTTCTTTGATAGCTGGAATGAAGATCGTGAAGAGTTCACGGGAAAGCCGCTGTACGTATGGGGAACCGAAGAGGTAGAGATGAGTTTCGATGCTTCAAGCATCGTATCCAATGCCTGTGAGGATATGTATGAAGATGCCTATGATGACATTGGAGCAGACGCTGTTGCTGAGATGCAGCGCTACCTCAACGAATGGAAAGAGAAATATGGGCGCACGTCCTATTTGCTGACTACCAAGCACGCTATCCGTATTCCTTGGGAGGAGATGAAATAACAATGGCAAAGAAAAACGACAGTCTGGGCGACCGCATGAAAGGCTATGAGGGTGTTTCTCGCAACTTCTTAACCCGCCGTGTGCCCGCAATCATCCGACTTGACGGCAAGGCGTTCCACACCTTCACGAAGGGCATGGAAAAGCCTTTCGATCTCGTACTGACTCAGGCTATGCAGGAGACGATGAAGTATCTCTGTGAGAACATCCAGGGCTGTGTGCTTGGTTACACTCAGTCCGATGAGATCACTCTGGTGCTGACAGACTATGCTACTATCCAGACCGACGCCTGGTTTGGATATAACATTCAGAAAATGTGCAGCGTTTCGGCGTCGATGGCAACTATGGCATTTAACAGGGAGTTTGAACGTATCGCTGAGGATTGGTTTCACGACAATGGCCCGTATTGGAAATCTATCGGTGTCGATGTTGACGTCGATCTTACCATATATAAACGGTACAATGCCTACCAGAAAAAGATGTTCACTGCCATGTTCGACTCCCGCGTTTTCTCTGTCCCAAAAGAAGAGGTCTGTAACTGTCTGATCTGGCGGCAGCAGGACGCAACCCGAAACAGCATTGAGGCCGTAGGTCAGGCCAATTTTAGCCATCACGAGCTGCACAAAAAGACCTGCAACATGATTCAGGAAATGCTTTGGTCTCAGCGAGGCATTAACTGGAACGATTTCCTCACAGAGCTGAAGCGCGGTTCCTGTTGCATTAAACGGCAGTTTGAAGAAACCATCGACGATCCTCGCAACCCCGACCAGAAAATTACCGTATGCCGTAACAGATGGATTATCGACCACGAAATTCCCATCTTCACTCAGGATCGGGAATATATCGAAAGGTTGATTTAAGGAGGCCATAAAAATGTCCCATATCTATGAGAATGATACGAAGCCCATTCTGAGCGACCCTCCGTATCTGTTGCAATTCATTTTGTCCGTGGTGCTGTCTGTGCTCTGTGGAGCGACCATCATGTTCATGTGGAACTGGTTCGTTGTCCCGCTCGGGCTTCCCATGATTGGCCTGGTACAAGCGCTGGGGCTTGATACGCTCATCACATTCATTGTGACCACCAGAGTCAATACCACCCCCCCCGACCCATTCTGGGATCGTTGGATCACTGCTATCACCTATGCGCTTCTCACACTGTTCGCCGGGTGGCTGCTTCATTTCTTCATGTAACCCAGGAGGATGTCATAATGGATACACAAATGGTATTGACCCACACGGGTAAAATCTACTTCAACCGATCGCTCGGTTTGGAGTTTCTTACCGTGGGTGACTACGGCAAAGAAAACAACATCAAAGCCGATTTCCTCGGCTTAACCAAAAAGATTGAGGGAGTTCAGCACCACGACGTTGACCTTATGGACAAGTGGGTTGCGACTATCAGCAGCCAGAAGGGATGCCCCATGAAGTGTACCTTCTGCGATGTTCATAAATACGGCTTCTTCGGAAATGCCTCTCTATCTGATCTGGAATATCAGATCCGCTACATCATTGAACATGAGGATATCCGTTTTACTAACCGTTTCAATGTCCATTACGCTCGCATGGGCGAGCCGACTTGGAATCCTGCGGTGCTGGATTTTACTGAGTCTCGATTGGACGACCTGGTTAAAGAGTGTGGTCTTCACGCTGTCACCATCCATCCCGTAGTTTCCACCATGATGCCTCGTAGCAATAACGACCTCTCCAGCTATTTGAAGCACTGGTGCGAAATCAAGAATACCCAGCGGCATGGTGAAGCTGGACTGCAACTTAGTATCAACAGCACTTCAGACGACCAGCGGGTAGCTCAGTTCGCCGGCAAATCTCTGAGCCTGAGAGAAATCGCTAATATCGCCAGCGATTTGCCTATGCCGGTTGGCAGAAAGTACACGTTGAACTTTGCTGTAACCGAAGCAACGATTTTGGACGCCAAAGTGCTCGACTCCCTCTTTGACCGCGATAAGTTTATCGTCAAGATTACCCCGATCCACCAAACCAAAGCCGCTCTGGAACACAACTACGATATCACTACCAGCTACGACGATTACAGTGTCTACGACAAATTCGAGCAGCCCTTACTTGATTTGGGCTGGGACGTAATCGTGTTTGTTCCCAGCAAGGAAGAGGATTCCGACCGCATTACCTGCGGCAACGCTCTTATTAGCGAGGTATAACACAATGACTGAACAAGAAAAACTAATCAATGTTGATCTGTATGGTGACGGTAGCCGTGACTCGCGGCTTCGCGCAGAGTACATTTATTGCGATCATGCCGATGTGTGTTCGGTATACAAGGAAGGAAAATGCTTCCGTAAAACGACACTATTTGGCGTTCGTTGTGAATTTGGCCGCATAGCCTGTGTTGATGGCGGCACAAAGAAAACCAAGATGTACGGTCGTGTTTATAGCGAGGCCAAAGACTCTGAGCGATACCATAAGCTCTCTTACCCCAACAACACCTATATCGCAAAAATCGGCGACGGTGCTTTTCTCGCGCCGCCCTATGTCAGAATCGAACGCGGCCCGGATTCCAGGCTATTCTGTCATAATCCTGGGTTCGGTTGCAATCGTCTCTTTGTCTCTATTGACGAGCTGACGCCAGACAATATCAATCGAATTTGCACCTACCATCCGCGTGCTATGCTTGGTGGAGAGATTGAGAGCTATCAAACAGAAACCATCCCGATCTTTCTCCACCAGTTGTCCAAATTATTCCCAGAGCAGTATAGCGCTTTCATCAAGGCGTTCCCAGATTATGAGCTGAAAGCTCCTGATTACCGTGGGAAATATGCGAAGCTGTCAACCTGCAATCGTGAGCTGATCTATCGTGACGCTCATGGCAACTCTTTCCGTTTTGACGGCGATGAGTTGGTATGTGACAAGTATCGGATTGGTGGGTTCATGCCGTTCTCATCCTCTGGTTACGCACAAATGCGTATTCCGGTAACAGATGATATGCGGGTAAAAATCACCGACAGCAACCAAGTCACGGATCAAACCGTTCTTATGTAATCATAAACCCTCAGTTAGCGACAAAGTAAATCAATCAGAGGTAGCAAAGATGAAAACCCATACTCTCAAATTCAAAGGAAATCATGGGCGACCCAAAAAGATTGCTGAGATCCGTGATCTGAACGAAGCAGGCCGGCCCAAATCCGACCAGGATATTTTGGATGAGGCGTTTTTGCTGATCCATGCGTTCTGCGCCGAGCGCAATTTCAAAATCTATTACACCCGTACTTGGAATCACAACGGCGTCACCATTTTTGATGTAGGAAGCCATACAGAGTTCTTTCATCTTACCCCAGCGGTCAGTCTCTACGCAGACACCACTTCATCAGAAAGGAGCGAACAGAATGGCTAAGGTTTCAACCAGAACCCCGCCGCTCATTTCCCTTTATTTCTGCCAAGAAAGAGGCGACCCTGACTATGGGTCTTGCCTCTGGGCAGTTTTTAACTTCGATCTCGAACGGTATGAGCTGTCCATTACATCCGACTGCGGAAACTACGCCTACGGTTGGGTTCCTACGCACAAGAGCGAGAGCTTTATGCACCTCATGGCAAGGTTAGACTCCGGCTATTTGCTGGATAAACTCGCCAGCCCGTGTGTTATCAACGAAGAAGCCACCTTTGAGGCTGTAAAAGAACTCATGGAGGCTTGGGGCGTTGATTTCTCAGAGACAGATCGTTGGGGAGATCCCGTATTCGACATGGACGAAATCAAAGACTGTTGCTATCAGAGCAATGAGCGAGATGTCCATGATGCTTTAGAGAGGAAGTTCGAGGGCACATCTATGGAGACCTGTGACGACTACGACCTCTGGAGCTGCATTCAAAAAGACTTCACAACCAATGCCAAGAAAATCGTGCAGGTCTTCATGGACTATATTCAGCCCAAGTGCAAAGAGTTCTCCAATAATGAGAGATAGGAGGCATCGTATGGAGTTGGAAAGATGTCCATATTGCGGTGAAACGGCGAGACTTGTCAGCATTCAAAATGGCTTTGCCATTGTGTGCAACGATAAAAACTGCCTCGGCCAGATGCAGATTCATTTCGGGAGTTGCAACAACGAGGAGATCTTCTTGGAGAAACTTGTGTCCAACTGGAACAAGAGGGAGCCGGAGATCAATGCTGTTGTGTCTGCGGTTGAGTGCATAGAGGAATACCGTAACACGGTATATGAAGAAACTCAAGAGCCATACGACGAGCATGGATATTGTTGTATCGCAGTGCTCGATGAAGTCATCAATCGCCTGAAATGCTTCACATCTCTCTCCGCTGTTAAAACATGGACCAGGACAAGGAGAAAGCCATGAGTGTTGTTTACGAAAGCCAGTGTCACGCAACGTGTGATAACTGCGGGAAAATTGATATGACATCAACCATGCGACTGGCGGATTTCAAAAAGAAGCTGAGGCAAGAAGGATGGAGAATTGGCGAGCTGACTTTTTGCCCTGAGTGCGCTGCACACATCAGGGGACAGCGAGGCGTAAAGCCTTGATAAGCCTGTCGTCTGATAAGGAGGACTTATGAGAAAGCATATCAGAAAGTGGAAAGCAACCGCAGAAATCAACATGGATGCTTCCAGGTACAAGACGGTTGAGGTCAAGGCCAACACCGAAAGAAAGGCTCGTATCCTGGCAGAGGAGAAGTTGAAGAAAGACGGCGCTTTCTATGTCACGAACATGAGGATCGAAGATATCACAGCTAAATGAAAGGAGCGTTTAGCATGAAGCCTGGTGACAAAGTTGTAATGAACAACAAGTATTATGTGAGTGCGGAAAATAAAAGTCGCATCTGGACGGTAGCATCAGAGCCGTGGATGTGCTGTGGCACTCTCGTTGTAAAGCTGGAAGGGAAGTCTGGCGGCTATGCTGTTGATGGACTGGACATTATTTCCGAATGAAACGAGGCTTTCATATGTGCAAAGTATACGAACGCCCGCCTCTTGTCCTAAGCGAAGGTATGAAGCTCTTCGCTGTCAACGCTGGATACCGTAAAACCGACGTAGGTACGAACTGGTATTATGTCCGAGCCAAGAATGCCCGTGAAGCCCGCAAGCGCTTCAAAGACCGGATAACCTGGCTTGATGTCTATGGCATCCGTGAAGTTACTGACGCCGCACTAATCCAAGATGTGCTTAGTTCTCCGAGAAAGTATATCTGCTTCTGATGGAGGGCGAGATGGGAAAGAGAAAACATAAAGCTCCGCAAATGCCAGCTTGGTTTTGGTACGGCATTGTAGACGGCTGCTGGTGCTGCAAAAATCGCCATAACTGCAACCAGTGTAAAGAAGTCCGTAAATACCGCAAGCAGCATTTTCCACCCAAAGAAAAAAGTAGGCATGGCAAAGCCGATCATGATGATCGAGGAGAATAACCATGAGAGCAACAAAGCAATTCAATAACGTAGACACCCAGAGCAAAATCACAATCAACACTGACGAGCTTCAGGCCATGTTGAGTTGTGGCCGGTATTCTGCCATACAGATTGGCGAGGCTGCTGAGGCTCGTATCCAGATCGGGAAGCGAATCTTCTGGAATGTCGAAAAAATCAAAAGCTACATCAACTCTATTTCTGTATAGGAGACTGCCGTATGAACACTTACCTGACCATCATGGTGACGATCTTAGTTCTTACTCAGATTGTCCGTATCATTCAAAACACCATTCAGCTTCGCCGGCAGTATAAGCTGTTTCAGGCTCAACTCGGACAGCTGGATGACATCACCCAAGAGGATCTTGATATGCAACGCAGAGCATATCGTTTGATCGTAGATCACTTTGAACACAAGAGGAGTGAGGCGTAATGACCAAAGAAGAGGCTATCGCTGTCTTTGAATGTTTGGCAACAGAAATGACTGCAATTTTGGCAGGAATCCCAAAAAGCGAAGCCGCAGCGGATCAAATAAAAAGGTACATTGATGCCTATGATATAGCGATCTCCGCTCTTCGTATCCAGCAGAAGCAGGAGAGCGAATGTACAAAGTGTAGCGGCATTATGTATCGTCAAACAGACAGTGGGAAAATCATCCCAGTTGGTCAACGGTGTGGTGCAAAAATTACACCTCCCTGCTACGTGCCGGATGGAGATGGATGTGCTTATCAAATCTATGGAGACAACGACGATGAGCCAATAGGCCGTTGTAAATCTTGCCCATTGTGCCAAAGCGATAAGATCAGACATAAACAAGAGTCTGTACACAATGATCCTCTGGTGCTTGATGAGCTACGACAGATGCGCGGTGAACCTGTATGGTGTAAAGAGTTAGAATGCTACGGCATTGTGAAGATGGAGAAAGTCGGAAGCTGGGCGAACGAGCTATTTTTGGTTGGAACATGGCATAATGGCGATGCCGCCGTAAACTTTGAGTACGACATCAAATCACGCGGTCTTACGCTTTACCGGCATAAGCCGGAGGAGGGGGCGGTATGAGCAAGCCCATGAGCGAGCAAATGCAGAAATTGGCGGCTCGATACGAAAAGGCGACTGGTAAGAAGTTCAATGCGAAAACGAATGCACAGAAAATCCGTTCCATGACAGACGAGGAGCTGGCGAAATTGTTTGAAGAACTTTGCTACGACAGCATGGCGCATCGTGCCAAATATTGGCTACACTGGCTCCAGCGGCCAGCGGAGGAGGAACCGAAATGAACATTACCAGAAAACGCTTCATTGTTATGCGTAACAACCGAAGCGAAGTGTGGTGCGGCCTATCAAAGAACTTTTACTTCAAGCCGATTTCAGAGATAAAAGACACGCCCATAAAAACGTATCGCTCTCAAGCGCAGGCGAAAGCCGGGTGCTCATCTTGGGATAGAAATTTTGAAGTCGTCCCGGTAATAGAAACCATAGAGATAGATCCTTCAGCTAATAGCAGCCATATGAAATTCAAAGTCGGATCAAAAGTTCGCGTGAAAAACGTGTATAGCGGCGGCAACTTTGATGACGGAGATATCGTAACCATTAAGCAAATTGATAATGAAGATAAGCCAAACTGCTATGGTGCGATTTCGCCATACGATGGATTGATGTGGTATTTGAACGAAGATGAAATTGAAGCCGTAGAGAAAGAGGTGCGAGATGAACTTTAAGCAGTTTGTCCGGTGGAGGTTGGTTTGCTTTGTTCAAACTCATATCAGACATTGCCAGGAATGCCTTGGCAGTAATGGGCACTGCCAAGAATGTAACGACTGGCACCACTTATTCCGCAGAGACTGGCAACGGACGTATTGGAGGAGGAAGTTCTAATCATGAGCAATAATGCGAACTGCATTACCTGTAGGCATAAAAAGGACTTCTTAGTTCCGTGCGATTGGTTGAAAAACCAAAGAGCAGTGATTATGCCGCCCTGCCCAAGATACGAGTCCGAAGAGGAGGATACCGATGCCCGAATTAAACTTAAAGCCATTACCTTGCCCATTTTGCGGCAGCACAAAGCTGAAAGTCGATCAGAAAGCAAGCAGTAATACGAAGTGGAACCCCGAAACAGGGAGATGCGATAAACTGGTCGTCGTTACAGTTCGTTGCAACAAATGCCACACGAGAGGCCCGACAGTCTCTATGTACGCAGGGTGGTATGATCGGCCTGTCCAGACTTTGAATAATGCTGCTATCGAAGCCTGGAATCGCCGCGCCAGAGAAGAGAAGCAAATTGATGTAGTTTTTTGCCGGGAGTGCAAGCTACAAGGCAACTGTTTCGCAGAAGATCATTTTAGTTTTGCTGGGATTAAAGATCCGTTCTGCTGTGTAGGAAAGCGGAAAGAAGGTGCCGACAATGAGCATTAACGACACAATCTGGCTTGGATTTACCTTGCCTAATTTGAAACCGTGCTATGGGAAGTGCAATCTTTGCATTTGGAAATACAACGGCGGATGCTCTGAATGGAACGGGTGGGGCACTAATTAGAAAATGCAAAAAAAAGAGCGTAGGTGAAAACCCTACGCTCTTATAGCTTTAGACTTCTTCACCGTTATCATTACTAATGAACCGGCCTTCAAAATGACAATCCATAGCGTCGGCAATTTCTATCAATTCTCTCTCGCTGAAATTGTCTCGCTTCAACTTGCCGCTGAGATTTTGAGAGGTACATCCGAGTCGAGAGGATAACTCTTTCAGGTTCATATTACGCTTGATCAGTGCAATCCGAATTTTCTCAGCCATTGGCATAATAGCACCTCCCAACTTTTAATTTCATTGTAAACCGAACAACTACGAAAATCAATAGAAAATTTCAAGAGTAAGTAAATGATGATTTTCTTCTTGACACAGGTAATCACTCAAGATATTATGTAACTGGAGAATTACCACCCATACAAAAGCAAGGAGGAGATAGTATGGCTGGATTAAAACGAACGGACAACAAAGGCCGTATCCTTAAAGACGGCGAGTCCCAGAGAAAAGACGGGTCGTACCGATATCGTTACACTGATGCTGACGGCATCCGTCATGACGTGTATAGTAAGCGGCTCGTTCCCACCGACCGCGTTCCTCCGGGCTGTAAAGATGACCTTAGTCTGAGAGAAAAGGAACGCAAAATCAACCGTGATCTGGAAGACGGTATCAAGGCTGTGGTCGAAAACAAGGCTACGCTCAATGATCTGTTCGAGCTGTATATGGCAAACAAGCCCGAGCTGAAAGATACCACTCGTAGCAATTACCTCTATATGTATAACAAGTATGTGAGGAATGATATTGGCAAGAAAAAGATAGCCAGTATCAAATATTCAGATGTCAAGGCTTTCTATAACAAGCTCATCAAAGAGAAGGGCTTTAAGCCTAACTCTATGGAAATTATTCACACTATCATTCACCCCGTATTTACTCTGGCCGTCCGTGATAACTACATCCGTATCAACCCGGCTACCGGAGCGATGGCGGAAATCAAAAAGAGCCACAACTGGGAGAAGCCAAAGCGTCACGCACTGACCATCGCGGAGCAGACGGCATTTATTGACTATATGAGAAATCACAAAGTTTATAATCATTGGCTCCCTTTGTTCACTGTTTTGCTTGGTACTGGATGCCGTATCGGTGAAGCCATTGGCCTGCGCTGGGAAGACTGCGACTTTGACGAAGGGATCATCAGTATCAACCACAATATGGTCTACCGAAAGTATGAGGAAGACGAAAAGGCGCGTTTCCATATCGTAACACCAAAAACAAGCGCCGGCGTCCGTATTGTGCCTATGTTGTCAGAAGTCAAAGCCGCTCTGCAGGCAGAATGGGAAACACAAAAGATAGTCGGGTTCAATGAGTCCGTTGTCGATGGGTATACTGGCTTCATTTTCCAAAACCGCTACGGCGATCCTCTCTCTCCTCATAGTGTCAACCGAGCTATTGACCGCATTTGTGCCGCCTACATCGAAGATGAAACGGTGCTGGCCGATCAAGAGGGGCGAGATCCTGTATTGATTCGTCACTTTTCTGCTCATAATCTGCGTCATACTTTCTGTACGCGGTTTTGTGAGAACGAGCGAAATATTAAAGTCATTCAGGAAATTATGGGTCATGCTGATATTGAAACTACCATGAACATCTATGCCGAAGCTACGAAGGAAAAGAAGAAAGAATCTTTCTCCAACCTCGAAGGAAAAATCAAGATCTCTTGAGGAGGATTTCAATGGGAAAGCTGATAGATCTTACCGACCGCACATTCGATATGCTGACCGTTATAAAAAGGGTTGAGGACAGAAAACCAGGCCGTCCTATGTGGTTGTGCCGGTGTGAGTGCGGCAATACCGTTGTCGTGTCCTCTACAAATCTGCTACGAACCAATGGTACAAAATCATGCGGCTGTCTTCGGCATACTCCCTCTCCCACCCTCATTGATTTGAGGGGCAAAACATTTGGCAAGTTGAAAGTAATAGAGAAAGACCCAGACTCAAAACCAGGTAAAACGAAATGGATTTGCGAATGCAAATGCGGAAATATCGTGTCTGTCCTCTCCGATAGTCTCCGCAATGGAAAAACCAGATCCTGCGGTTGCACCCGATCTCAGATCAAGCATGACCTTACAAATCAGACGTTCGGTTTTCTTAATGTAATCGAGCCGGTAAAAAACGAGAGGATCAAAGGTAATGAAACTCGCTGGAAATGCCTCTGCCAGAATTGTGGACGCACCGTTGAGGTTAGCAGCTATTGGTTGAGGCATAGCGATCCCTATGGACACTGTAAATGTACCAGATTTAACAAACCTTTGTAAAAGCCATCTACAGCCCCTCTGAGCGCTTCAAATCTTAAAGGTGAAACTCTACTCTCGAACAATTTAATCGCCGCTCCTGCGTTGCCCAGCGGCTCCGCTGGCAAAAAAAATAGGGTACAGAAATCCGTCGAGGAAATCTGTACCCTTGTTTTATAAAAAAATAGGGAGCCAGCATTAAGCCAGCTCCCATAGAAGGTTTTACTTGTGACGATATTCTTTACACTTCGTTTCCAACAATACGAAGTCATTACACCTTTTCGCCAACGGTGTCTTGTCTCCATTTATTTGCTTATGCTTATATAAAGCAGCTGCGTTCTTTCTGATTTTCTCTTGAATTGATTTAATGAACCGATACTCTGCCAAAAGAAGTGACCTATATGACGGGTCTCTTACCTGGTTAAAATTCACATATCGGCACTCCGAAATAGGAACGGGGAACATATTATTCAAATTGATTACAGCATAATCCTCAACCTTTAGGAAATCAAGCCCTTCCTTCATCTTTCTATGCTTTGGTTTGAATGAAGAAAGCGGGGCAAAATAGTCAAAGCCATTGATCTGTAAAACTACCCCTATGTACTTTCGTTCATTAGCTTGTCCCTTTTGACGATTATGAAAAAGGTGTGGCGCATATGGAACCAAGTAGTCAATATACGCTGCATCGATTTCATAAATCTTTATGCTTTCCATATTCCCTCCATTCAAACAGAAAGGGCGGGCACGAAGCCCGCCCTCCTGTTACAATCGCATTCTGAGTAGCGAAACACTCACTTGTAACTTTCTTGATCATAGAGTCAAGAGAAACTCACTCGATAACTTTCTCACTTAGGGCTGAGATACACCCCTGTTAAGAGTATTCCTACTCCTAAATATATTATAAGTGCTTCACCCGAATTTGTCAAGTAGTAAAGTCTGCCACATAATGAGCCATCCAGTCAGGCATCTTCGCACGGAAGGTATCTGGCAACTTTTATTGTCGAGAGGCAAAACGATTTTGTCAAACAAGAGTATGGCAACTACTCCACACTCTTCACCAAGCATCGCTTGGGTGATCTTGCCGATCTAAAATTGTTTTTGAAATAAGAGGCTCTTCCAACCCTCCATATTTCAACTTCTCAACCCGCGTAATTTTGCTGGGGTAACTCTGGGGTTTTGAAATGAAATGGGGTAAAGCTGGGGTAAAATGAAAATCGCTTCTCAAATGCTACAACTTTTTGTTCTCAAAGCAGGCATTTTGACTTGTTTTTAGCCCATTTCAGAACATTTTTCAAGCATTACTCTCCGAGCGGCTTCATGGTCGGGAATATTATCTCGGTATCATCGTAACTTCTCATAAGTTCTTATAACCCTTGTGTCACAACGTTTTGAGGACTTTTGCGATAACGTAAGTTCCCATAAATTCTTATAACTTTTCGGTCAATTGGTGTCAAAACTGGTGTCAAACCCAGCTTAGGACACTCTGATTTTTCCTTCAAGATTTGCGAAGCTGGACATCTTCTTTTCCTTGGTCGCTTCGTTGTAGACATCCATCGTTGTCTCGATGTTTCGATGTCCCATAATCTCTTGGATTACCTTTAGGTTTGTTTCGTTCTCGCAAAGGCGAGTACAGAATGTGTGTCTGAGATTGTGTGCGCTGAAGTGTGGAAGTAAAACTGGTTCTCGGTGTTCTTGCTCTGCACGCTCTGTTTCCTCGGCATTGCAGTCACGAATAATTCTCTCAAGCGCTCTATTGATGACGTGTGGATTTAGCATCTCTCCGAACCGGTTCTTAAAAATGAAGTTCGTGTATCCATCAACCTCGCACTCGTTGAAGCCTTCCTCCATATGTTTCAATCGAATCTGGAGTAAAGCTGCTCGCACGTCAGAAAACATTGGAATGATTCGCGTGCCAGCCCGTGTCTTCGGAGTAGTGATGTGGAGCTCCATCTTCCCGCTTTCTTGTTGACGATATATCAAATTATGGTTAATGTCAATAATATTTTGCGTGAAGTCGCAATCTTCCCATCTCAATCCGAGGATTTCTCCTATGCGTGCGCCTGTCCCAAGCATGACCGTAAACAGCGGCATCCAGTGTTTGTACGTTTTCGAACTGGAAACAAAATCGAGGAACCTGTTTTGCTGTGTCTCTGTCAACGCATGACGCTTTGGTTTCTCCCAGTTATGGCTCTTCTTGATTTCTGCAATCACACCGTCGGTAGGATTTGTTCTTATGAACCCATCCCTAACTGCTACATTAAAGACCGGATGAAGAATCGTATGAATTATCTCCATACTGTTCGGCTTAAATCCAATATCTTTAATGAGGTGGATGTAGAACCGCTTGATATCGCTATACTTGATGTCGGCAATGTTCTTCGCGCCTATTTCGTCCTGTACATACTTCCTGTACATATACTTATAGTTGGTTCTTGTAGATGCTTTAAGCTCATACTTAGTTTCAATGTAGGCGTCATAAAAGCTGTTCAATGACATCCTATACGCCGTGTGGGTACTAATGCCGTCATCAATATCCCTTTGGATTCGTTTTATCTGAGTCCTTAATGGTTCTGTGCTACGCTTACCATCAGGCGCTTTATCTGACTCTACAAGCTTCCAGCTATAAATCGCTCGGCGTACTCCACCAGAATCAGTATAGCGGTACATATACTTCCCGTCGCTTCTCTGCACCTCACCTTCTCTCAGAACTCTGCCTTTGTTGTCTTTTCTTTTTTCAGGCATGGCTACTCCTTTTGTCTGAAAATGAATATCAACATGGCATTCTCAATATACCATAGTCTGGATTCACTTTCAAGTTAGATGTCATATAAGGTTGAGTTGGTCAACAAATCGCTCGAATTTTGTACGTTTAATCTGTGGGCGTGTGCCATTCCAAAGAACAAAATCAGCGTCTTTGTTTTCGCTGACAATCTTACGCAGCTTAGTTTCTCCGATGCGGAAGTATTGTGATGCCTCCTGAATTGTCAGTGTGTACCTTTCCCAAAATGGGATTTGCAGGGTGTTAATAATCTCGCCTCCTCGTGCGCTGCGCGTATGTAAAAAAGAAAGGGCTGGCAGTGAAGCCAGCCCCATGTCTACCTCTTGAGTAATAAGGAACCTAATCAACGATACTGATTACTATGTAAGCAATGACTACGATAATAACCGGAATCCAGACAGGCGCAAGTACCCACCACCAGCTCCAGTCAATCACGCCAATCAGCTTTAGAACGATAAAAACTACGGCGAGTACATCGCACAATCCAAGACCTTTCGAAGATGAGTCTTTCATGTGTGGTTCCTCTTACGCCTTGCTGTCCGTGGAGCCCATACCGCCGTTTCTGACGCCGGTTGCATCATCGGAGTATGTAATCCCATACGGAATGAAGATTGCCTGCATAAAGCCGTTACCGGCTTCAACGTGCACAATCTTTTGACTCTTGCTGTCGTTTGTAATCTTGGCGAAGATGTGCCCCTCGTTGTCGGAGAAGTAATAATCGCTGTCGATAACGCCCATCGTATTGTCAAACTGCATACGGAACTTGAAGCCCAGACCACTACGCGGCAGGCAACCGAGCCACCAGCCCTCGTCAATCTTCACTCTGATACCGGTGGGAATCTTCATTGTTTCGCCGGGGCGCATCTCAAATGTAAATGGTGCCTTAAAGTCATAACCGGCGGAGCCAGTCGTTGCTCTGCTGGGGAGTGCAATTTCCTCCCACATCTTTCTAAGGTCATCTTCGATGGCAGGCGGCAATTCCTGCCCCCTATAGAATTCATCTTTCATCGCGTCACGGAACTGCTCAAAGCTGACCTTTTCAAATTCTCCAACTCTCTGCATTGTGTCCTCCTTAGCTATTTGTTTTGCAAGTACAAGATGGCTCACCCCACCAAGGCTTAACCGTTTCTTGGTAGGTTTGGAATGGTGGAAAATACATGGTATCGTCATCCTCGGTCGTTTCAGTGACCGTTTCTCTCACGACTTTTCCGTCCGCATCGTACTCGCGGACAGTTTCTTTGATTGTGCGTTTAATCATATGTCCTCCTTATTTTCGTTTGGACGTTTTACTCTGTTTTTGTATAGAAACCGCAGTGGCAGGTTCCACTTGCCATCTCTCTGAATTCCTTACACATACACTTTGTATCCTCGTTCTTTTCGAGGGAGCATGGGCAGAAGCCATTATTGTCTTTCAATGCTTTGCGCATATCGTTAACGAACTCTTTGTCTGGATTGATGTTGATTTTCATTGATGTCTTCTCCAATATGTTTAACTGTCGAACCTCTCTGCGTATTGATTATCAGAAGCGAGTTCGACGCCAAGCACTTCATCAAATATGTGCTTTTGGTTTGGGATGTATCGTCCGAACTTCACAATCACATTTCCATAAGTGGCAAGCTGTTGAATCCATTCAGGGACTTCTTCAAAGTAGTAACCAGTATAAATGACAACGTCGTCTTTGCACTGGAATTGACCGCGAAGAACCTCAAGAAACGAACACAGCTCATCAAATTGTTCAAGCGGTTCAAGCCCACCAAACACGATTGATTCCGTAAGCGGATTATTCAGATAGCGGAGGCACAGTTGTTCGTCGTCAATACTGATGGGGGCGCTTGCACGCCACCCATCATTTTGACAGACCGACAACGGGATACCTGCTTCAATACAGCATTTACCGCCACAAGAAATCGTTCCAATGAACATCGCTGGCTTTTTATAATTAGTGAAGTCTTCATCCACAATTGTCTTTACTCTCATTCGCTCATAGCCTCCGCATAGCTGTACCACTGTCTTGTGTTAAACTCACGGAAACGGTCTTTGGAGTAAGCCCTTGATGGGACGAGATACCCAACAATGCGCTGGTATGTATCAAAGACAGGCTCACCGCATACTGGGCAATGGTCAGTGCCAACAAAGCCGTGATGGTTCTTGCACTCGTTGATACGGGTGTTGAACGCAAAGTAAATCACGCCAGCCTGAGCAATCTTGTTCAGCATCTTCCACGCTGTTTCCGTATTCGGGAAGTTGGATTCCAAATTGATGTGCGCGATGCTGCCGCCAGAACACTTTTCATCAAGGATTGAGCTGAGGCGGAGCTTCTCCTGAATGGTGCATTTCGCAGACAGCGGAATCCACTGGTTCGAGTAGATGAACTTGTCATTGTGGTCGTACAGAACGTTGTCTTTCTGGCACAGGATAACTGCCGCACGCTCCGCAGGAACACTCTCAATGTTAAAAGAGTAAGCATCGGTGAAGTTGTCCTTGACCTCATTCAGTACCTCAAAGATTTTGCTTGCAAAAGCGATGCCTTCGTCGGTGTAACTGATGTAACCAAACTCATCCGTCTTGGTGTAACCAAATGCCTCGATGACTTCATACAGACCAAGGATACCCATTGTGCAGTATTGCTTGTCCATCTCGACCGCGCCATCCTGATAGTTTGGGAGCAACCCCTTCTCAACGTTTCTCTGGATGATATGGCGTACAGTATCGAGTGTCTTACAACACAGCAACGCACGCTTTTTGAGCAGAGCAAGATACTTTTTCTCGTCGCACTCAGTTTCCAACGCAATCCGCATGAGGTTGATTGTGTTGACCTTTACAGAACCGATGGAGAGCGCTGTACCGCCAATCGAGTTGATGAACGCATTGAGTTTTGAGGTATCAGACAGCAGGCGGCAACAGTTACTCAGCGTGTTTACATCGCCGCTGATGAAGAAGTTACTGTCATTCCACGTTACATTGTGGTCGGAACACCATCTGGCGAACTCTTCATCGACGAATTTGCCGTCACGGTAAAGCAAACTGTATGTCAGCACTGGGAACGTAAACATATTCTCGCTTCTGATTTGCGAAACGACCTCCATAAAGAGCTTTTGATGCTCAATCAGCTCTTCAACACAGTCAATTACATATGTTCCGTCAGGATATTGCACGCCGCCGAACAACGCCTCAATGTAATTCCGGTCAAAAATTGACACATTAACAAAAGCAGTCTGGTCGATGCGCATAAACGGCTGGTTCAGGCGGTAGATAAACTTCTGGAAGCACTGCTTGATGTAGTATTCGGGGTTCTTAATGAAGTGACCACTCTCACAGTCCTTTTTCCAGAAGTAATACGTCCAGATAAGGACGTTGGGGATGCCTACAGCACCGGAACTACGATTGCTCATGTAGCTGATATACTCAATTACGTCATCCATGAACGTTGTGAGGTGCTTTGGAGCCTGATTATTGTAGTTTTTGAGGAAGAAAAGCCCCTCGGTTGCCAGTCTGGTCAGGTCATAGGCATAGCAGTACGGCAGATATGTAGAAGTAGACGCATCATGCAGATAAAACCCGCCGTTATACTCTGTTTCAAGCCATTCACGGGCTGTTTTCAGGTTGTAGCGCTTCTTCATCTCATAGAAAATCTTGTTGAAAGCGAACAGCTTATCGTGAGATTTACCCTTTTCATTCAAAAGACTGCGAATATCCTTGTTGGATGCGTTCGCATTGGCATCGATGGTCACGTCGGCGACATTCTTGTCAATAAAACCATCGATGAAATCCGAAAAGTTCAGTTGCGTTTCGTGGAAACCGTTCAGGTACTCGAAATCTTCACCATAGCGCTCATTGAGTGTGGTCATAGCCTTTTCAAAGTCCCTGTTCATTTTGAGTGGAATGTTCATTGCTTAATCTCCCTTCGCTTATTGTTGGTTCACCCAGTCATTTGCTGTCGAGAAGTCAAGTAATTTATTGTTCACACTAAGAACGGGCACCTGACTGATTCCAAGTGACAGCATCTCATCCACAGAATTGTTCTCTGTGTACTTGATACCCTTTTCTTCCAGCTTCTTTTTCAGAACCTTGCACTTTGGACATCCTGTTGAGTACAAAGTAATTGCCATTGGCACCTCCTTCCAACCTTTAAGGTCGTCTTCCTCTGCAAGAAGCGTAATTGCTGAATAAACCTCAGCCCATGTTTCTACACGGAGCATCCCATTGGCTTCTGCATCATATTTTTTATTGTGTTGCGCAGTCATAAGGATTTTGAAATAATTCCCACCCTCAAGATTGTGCGTACCATCATCGATGAGAACATCACCATTCACAAGCTGCTTGTGGGAAGTGATAATGACATCGTTCCACGTTAGGAACGGGAAGTATTTGAATAACACCCGTTCCATTTTTGATGCGAGCGTATGGTAGTTCGATGTGGTTACAATCAAGACCTTATGCCCATCTGCAATAAGCTTTTGCAAAGTTTCTGATGCACCATCAATTGGTTTAACACAATCCCAGAAATCATCCTCGAACAGTGGTGCGTACACCTGTTCATTCGTGAGCGTCGGGAATGCTTTAGAAATATCCCAACCGGTGATGTCTGTCAGCTTTGTAGTCGTCCCGTGTCGTGCATTTAAGTAATCAACCCAAGCACTCGCCAGTGACTCAATCGTGTCATCCATGTCAACCAAGATTGTCAGATGCTTCATTTAGCCTCCTTACAGTTCATCAATCGTCATTTGGTGAGAACCAAGGTATTCGACCAACCAATCGATGACATTTCTTTTCAGGTCAGTCATTGACCCGTTATTCGTTATGTAATAATCTGGCTCAACATCGTCGAGCGCTGTCTCAGAAGGGTGTGCTTGCTGCTCTGGGGTGAGAGGACTCTTAAAGTTTTTTCTGACAACACGCAAATTAACTGTGTCCATTCCAGCTTCTTTGAGATAATCAATCTCATTTGGGAATCGGCAATCAGGAATCAGCACATAGTCCCACTCATTTGGGAATAGCTCCAAAATTGATGTAACAAACCCTACCCAATAGTCAGGGCGTTTCTGCCGAATGATGTCTGTTCCGACATATTGAAGAATATGCCGACCAGCATCATCTTTCTGTCCGTCCCATCCAAAGAACTGCTTGCAAATATATTTGAGCAGGTCTGCGTAATGGGTAATCAAGACTTTATATCCGTCTGCTTCTAAAGCCGCTTTAAGCAATCCAGCAGTGGTGTCTTTACCGTTTTGCGCTTTACCAGAAATCGTAATGACTTTCACCTGTCAACCTCCTTTGTGTTGCTTCGCATACTTTCGGAATTTATCTATGGCTTGTCGAACATTCATTGGCGAATCTGGCGGTCGCCACTTGTGTTCGCCGCCGTAGTACAGCTCTCTGACCTTGCAAAATGCCGCAACCACAGGCTTGTCTGTATCATCCACCTTGTGTTCACAAACAATTGCAACTGCCTTCTTACCAGCCTTTGTAAAATCATCGACCATTCTTTGGATAGCAAGTCGTTGCCCGTATGGTACTCTTGCATCCTTGTGTTTTACTTCGAGGAGTATGTATTCTGAGTCGTGATACTCAATTAGCCCATCGATATCCGTAGGGTATATCCCGTTATCAAGTTCAAGCCCTTTGAAGTCGATGAGTTGTTTCATACGTTTGGGGTTCAGTATCTTGCTTTTCATAAGACCTCCAAATTCAAGCAGGTCTTGGTCGGTTGTCGTCATTGCCGAATAGCAATACAGCCGCAAGAATCACAACGGCAACTGAAAGCGCCCCATTCATTGTTTGCGCGGCATCATACCGCAGGTCTTTTTCTCTGAGCAAAAACCCATGAGCTTGCATTTGGGCATGAAGTAGTGGTCTACGATGTATTTCCATTCCTCCGAATAGTTCCCCAAAGCATCGCATACATCGTTGAATAGCCCCCTGTATTCATGGTAGGCTCGATTGCACATTCTCTGATGCGACATATCCATCAGGTTACGCATATTGTGCTTACACACAATTTTCGTCTCCATGCCAAGCGGAAGCCCTAATGCTGAGTCCTCACGAGGAACACCAATAGTGTCGAGGCTCTCTAAGTATGATTTGATATGTTCCATCAAATCTTCATAGACTTTTTTCGCTTCTGGATTACCTTCGATGCTTGGCGGCGTAACATATCCAAAACCATGTTCATAGTCGATATATCGCGTACTCGCCTGAAGGCGTGTGGGCAGACCGCCGATATGGGTGTACCACTCACGGATGACCCGTGCCGAATACCCTTCAAGAGTCAAATACACATCAGGGAACTCAAATGTTCTCCCATGTCCGCTCTCAAGACAGTCAATGCCTCTGAGATAATTCTTCTCATCATTACTGGTATTTGCTCCCCAGCAGATACCAGCCTCTACACCAATCATCGTGATTGGCTTTTTGTATGTATAATCTTGAACAATTACTTTTCCCATTCGTTACTTAACCTCCGTAAAGTTCTGGGTAACTGCTATAACACAAATAGGTATAGCCGTAATAGCTGCTGTACAGTTCAAGATAAACGCCGCTACCTTGTACCCCACCAGACTGGAATACGACTGACGGTTCATTCAAAACACGTTCGCCACTTAAAAGGCGGGCTGCTGCTTCAACGCAGGGTTCAAACGGAGTCAGGTTTTTGAAATAGTCTGTATTCGCGTTAGCATATTGTCCCTTTGCGTGAATGACCTCTTTGATTGTGTCTGGGAACTCTGGCGAGTCAGCTCTGTTGATAACCACCTCGCCAACAGCCAGCTTCCACTCAAAGGGCAAACGCTTGTCGCCACATTCTGCCGTGATAATCTTTGATAGCTCAAGCAAGTCTTCAAAGAAAACCTTTGTCACGTTTAAGCCGAGCACATCGATTTTCTTGTTTCTGGCTTTCTCTGCAACCACGCCCGCTTCATAATCACCGTTTAAGCAACTCTGCTTCATTATGCTGAGATAATCAATGTCATCAGAGAAGCCGTCTACTCCCTCCGTGTGGTGCACTGCCTCCTCTTCTGGCTCCTCAATTGTCTGGTTTGCGTCTGTCGCTGTGATAGCGGTTTCCAACGCATCGACTTCCGTTTTCTCCTCAATGGTCAACAGCGTTTCTTGTCTGGCAGATGCGCTACTGCATCCGCAGATTGAAACGCACATCATAGATACCAGCAAGAAGATAGTGAAAATTTTTCGCATTGTTCTACCTCTCTACTGCCTACGAAAAAAGAGCACCAGAGTGTTTTACTCTGGGCTCTTCCACATAGTATGTTTAGCCTCTTACTTTTCTTATGCGTGCTGGAGAGTTTCTTTAATGGCAAAACTGCCAAGGAACTCATCCAACATTTTTGTATCGCCGGGATTCAGCGGTTCTTCTGCCCGTGGTGTTCTCGGACGTGCCGCTCTCTGTGCTCGCACCGGTCGTGTGGGTTCAGTAGCAGCGACCGGAACAGCCCCGAACCAATCAACTGTCGCACGACCAGTGGCATTCCAATCAAGCTGCGGTGTCGTTACCGGTGTCGTTACTCCTACGAGGTCTTCCATTGCAAGGTCTACAAGCGGGAGGTCAATCGGAATCCCATCGACAAACAACTGCCCATCTCTATAGTTCATTTCTACTGGACGCGCAGCATTAACTGCTGCAGCAGTTACCGTCTCCGCCGCATTTGTCTCATTGATGGCATTAGCAACGGTATTCGTTACGGTTGCATTAGCTGTTGCTCTTGCGCCATTCCCAAAACTGACGGTTAACCCCATGTCCCGGAAGCAAATCGGTTCTCTGCTCTCAAGCTGGAACAGTCTGTTCTCATCGCCGACAACGATAATGTCATTTACCTCCATGCCGTTGTAATACTCCATTCCGAGCATAGCCGGTTTGAGAATATCGCTGTACCCCTGCTCATTGACAATGCCAATTCTGTACCCACGATAAATACCGTGGTCAGTATTGCGAACATCAAACGTGACACCTGCGTGTTCAGAGAGGAATCTATAAACGTCTCTCGTTACAATCAACGCAATTTCGCATCCTCCACCCGTATAGGCTCGTACTCGCGCTGCTTTCTGAAGAGCCTCCTCCAAAGCATTGTTGAACTCTGCTCTCGTCACTCGTCATCGACCTCCTCAATTGGAGACACATTACACTCGCTTACGAGCTTGTCGAAGCAGTCACAGCAAAGCTGCAAATCAACATTGTCCCCGTCATGGATACTGCCGTATCCGATATGTTGTCTATGTATAGAGAAATCTTCCTGCAGGTCAAAGAGGTCAAGCTCCTTGCCGCAATAATTGCAGACACGTTTGTCTGACAAGTTTCGCACCTCCTATGCACTTATAAAATCTGTGTTTTATATCACCCTTACTGTTGAAGCAGCAGGTTTGATTTTGAAACCACTGAGGAAGTCGTCCAGTTCCTCACCGCCATATGTTCCATCGGTAAACCGCAATGGCTGTTCACAGCGTTCAATCTCAGACAGGATGACCGTGTTCAAGTCACTTAGGTATAAGATGCGGTTAAATGTGCGCCCCTTGAAATTTTGCGTGTCATATGCGGTAATGAAATACATAGCGGATGATTTCTTCGTGTTTAGAATGGAGTATGTATTAGAGAAGGACGCTACGTCAAATCCTCTTTGCATTACCCATCCCGGAAGATTCCCCAACTCTATTTCCCTCCAAAGAATCTCGACCAGCTCTTTGGTATTACGCATATTATCAAGTACGACACACACTGAAACATTCTCTTGTTGAGAGCAGAACAATAGTGCTTCTGCCAATGTGTCTCCGGTTAACACTTCCATGTTTTCACCTCCAATTACAGAACCTTGTCATACGCTGTCAGCTTGAAATACTCACCATCGCGCTGGTAGCCTTTACAGTAAATAATGTCACCGACTTTAACCGGCTCTTTCTTAAACTCACGATTGAATAACGTGAACCTACTTTCCTTGCCGCTACCGATTGATTTTGTGAAGACGCTGTAAGCAAATTGCTCACCATCTCTTCTCCGAACCAGTGGCTTCATATCTGTTATGTATAGCTTGCGTCTGTCCGCTTCATTGCCAGACACATATCCGATATAGCCCATCACATCATAGAAGTTGCGGACTTTGATAATATCGCTTAGGTCATCCATGCCAACTGCTTTTACTGCATCTTCTGCACCACGCAAAATCGACATCACATCAAGAAGCGTATAGCTCTTAGCTTCGCCACCAGACTTTGTAACACCAACTGCGTATCGTTTCACGATTTCTTCGAGCGGCGTTCCATCAACCTCAGACTTTTTGATTTGCTTTGCCTGACCTCTCTTGAAGGTATTGAAGAACAGGTCAACCATCCGAAGCAACTCGCGCTGGTTACCGAAATCAGAGAAGAAATCCAGCTTAATCAGAATATCAAGCTGCCTTGAGTTAATACTCGTTTTTTCATCGAGGTCTTTCAACAAATCCATAAAACAGGGATACTTGTTTTTTGCTGCAAGGTTGTACAGTTCATCGGCAAGACCAGCGCTCATATACTTGATTGACGTGAGACCCTTGGCGATGATTTTCTTCTCTCTGTCGAAGAAGTATTCGCCTCTGGACAACCCCCATTTAGGCAACGTAACTCGAATACCGACCTTATGGGCATAGCTTGTAATATCAGCAGTCTTGTCCATATTGTCTCCGAAGATATTCAATGCTGCTGTTAAGAACTCCAATGGGTAATAGTAGCGCAAATATCCGCAGATATAACCGATGGACGAATAAGCGTCTGAGTGGTTCCATGAGAAGCCATACGCTGATGCATCCAGAATGATTTGCAGGAACGGCTTGATAACCTCTTCGCAACGCTCTGCACTCATCTTGTACGCCTTTGAGCAATAAGCCACAAAGCGTTCTTCAATCTCCGGCAAGAGCTTTTCTGTTCCTTTTTTCTTGGCAATCGCTCGACGGACGTTGTCTGATTCCGCGCTTGAGTAGCCGCAGAACTTAACCAAGAACTGCATAATGGTTTCCTGCATTGCGATTCGTCCTGCCTCTGGAGCAAGGAACTCATTCAGTGCGTCAAAACCGTTATCGTAAAACTCGCCTTTGGCTACACTATCACGGAAGCTGGCACACGCAGGTCGGAGCAAGCCGTTACCAAACGACATCCACTTTAGCATTGAGAAATTTGGAATCTTTGACCGGGCAATATCGAGCGTGGCATCAGACATGAACTGCTTTAGATAATGCTGTGCGCTGTCAGACTCCCATTGGAAGATAAGCGTCGTATCGTCTCGGATACTTCTCCACACATTCATGTCCTCCATATCAGTGTTGTCTGGCGTCAAGCGCTCAATCCCAAGCATTTTACAGGTATCGTTGATGACACCGATATTATCCAAGCCAAGGATGTCAAGCTTGACATACATCAAGTCGTCCAGCTCTTTCATGTTAATCATGGATACCGGATACTCGGATGTGGAGATACTGCACAGACCAACCGTTTGGTCAATAGGCAGGTCACTGATAAGGACTCCACTCGGGTGTGTACCGATGGAGACGATTGTTCCATTAACGATGTCTACATACTTGAAGACATCTGGATACTTCTTTCGGATAGCATCTTCATGGAGCTCCGCTTCTTTGCAGATGTGGTTTGCCACTTGAAGATAGTTCATGTCTGCGCGGTCTTTATAGAGAGCGCGGCAAACATCGCGGATTGCGCCTTTGAGTGCAATGGTATTAAAGGTAATAATTTCTGCTGAACGAATACTCGGCAGATTCATCTTATCTTTAAGCAGGAACCGCTTAATTGTTTCTCTGTCCTTGCCAGAATAGTCCGTGTCAATATCAGCATTTGTAACACGGGACGGATTCATAAAGCGGAAGAAGTTCAAACCATACCTCATACTGTCCATCTGCGTAATCCCCAAGAGATACGCAATCATGCTACCTGAAACTGAGCCACGACCATAGCCGCACTGGATACCGTTTTGCTTTTCCCACTCACGCAAGTAAGTTTGGAGCAGCATAAAGTCAATTGACTTCGTTGCCTTATAAACATCGAACTCTTCATCGATAGTTTTCTGCAACTCTTCCTTTGTATGATGCTTGAGCGCATATGGGTGGTTCTCAACCGCTGTCTGAATCTTGTCACGGAACGTCTTCTCTGGTTCAGAGTAGATATGTGGGTACTTTGTACCTCTATCTAATTCAAACGGCTCTACCATATCTGCCATCACATTGGTGTTTTCAATGGCTTGCATATATTCTGCTTCTGGAAGCGACCCTTGCTCTCTATATGCAGCAACTAACTCGTCGTAAGTCTTAAACTTCAAGTCCCAACGTTCTTCGCCATCAAACGTAATGTTTTTAGATGCCTGTAAGATACTTCTTCCTTTTTCATGCTCTGCATTGAGGACGTGCGTATCAGTTCCTGCAATCAAAGGGACACCGGTACTCTTGCTAAGCAATAACAGTTTTTCGTTGTAGGTGACCTGCTTCTCATCCATGTGGTGACCGACTTCTAAGAAACAGCGGTGCTTATTTCGTTCAAGAAAATCCAGATAATACTGCTGAACCTGTTCGTCACCTTTCCCGAGAACGCCACCGACACAAGCCGTAGTGATGATAATGTTGTCAGATGTCGCAAACAATTCGTTGAACGTGATTCGTGGGACATAGTAAAAGTGGTTGTCGGTTCTGCAGAAACTCTTAGACACAAGGCTGTTGAGTTCTAAGAACCCGTCGTAGTTCTTCGCAAGCAAGACACAGTGGTAGTTGTCTCTGATTTTTTCGTCGATGTTAAGCGTAAGATATGCCTCGATGCCGTGGATATACTTCATTCCAGCAGCTTCGATAGCACTTTTCTTGTGCCACCACTCAAAAACAGAGCCATGCTCCGTAAACGCCATTGCTTTCATGCCGCACTCTTTGGCACGCTCTATGTATTCGCCGTACTTTGTAACGGAGTCAATGTTGGTAACACCGTTTGAAAGGTCACTATGCAAGTGGTATAGGGTGTATTGATTGCTCATCGCCATGACAGCCTCCCGTCGTAGAGTTTTTTCCAAGTGTCTTGACCTCTATCGACAGGACTGTCCTTATCGCCAAGCAAATCTTCCTTGTCCCAAATGTATTCAACGTTGACAAACTGCTTTAACCGCTTGATATTGTGGTCGTCCCTGATGCAAACATCCTTGTCAAGGGCGAAAACCACCCTGCACCCAAGGGAGACCAGCAGTTTCATCTGATTCGGATTAAGATGCGATGTCAAAATCGCACCAGTGTTTTGTACCCCATATGTATCTGCGAGTAAAACTGACTTACATCCTTCGAAAAGAATGATTTCTCCCTTTTCCCTGATGCCCTCCATGTTTTCTGCAAGACCATAAATAGTTTTCAGCTCACCCCACGCCATAAAGTAGGTGTATTTACGCAAACCTTTTTCTTTCCATGCCGGGTCAAGCGTTCTACCACCTACATTTACGATTTTTCCATCTGGATTCCGTATTGGATAGACCAATCTATCCGAAAAGCTGTCGTAGTACACGCCAAACTTGTCGAGTGAACCTTTGGATATACCCTCGCGCTCCCAAACAGCTAATTTGTCCGGTCTTTTTTCATACCGTTCCATATAATCGTCTGGAAGCACAGTTGATTTTGACTGCTTCTGCACTTTTTTCGTCGGCATAAACCTCTTGGCGACCTCAACTGTCGCCAATTTCTTTCTGGCGACCACATTACCATCGACTCCGCTGTAATTTTTCAGTTTTTCGATAGCTTCAGCATAACCACACTTGTCGTAATACCGAATGAATGTCAGTACGTTACCGCCGATACCCGATGAAAAGTCGTAGAATGAGTTTGTTTCCTTACGAACGGAGAAGGAGGGGGTTTTCTCATCTTTGAATGGCGACAATGCCCAATATTCTCCGTTCTTTTCTGTGAACTCTGTATATTGCGAGATATATTCAAGGATATCGACTGATTCAATCAGCTCAGATAGCTCCACCCCCCCCACTCCTCCTTCCGTATTTTATTTAATTATGTTGATAGGTTAAAAAGGTGTCTGTGGAATATGCTGTTTTGCCTGTTCATAGAGTATGTGATTTCCATCGAACAGCAAATCTATGTATTCGTCCTGTGTCATCTGCATACCATTACGGTTTACAGTTACACGGAGTTTTTTGTTGCCGCACTCGGCACCATCAGCTTCGATTTCCTCTGGGGTTTTATCGGAAATCATTGCAATGGTTGATGCGTTACGAGCAATCTTTGCACTATCGGCAAGCTTACCGGTAATGGTTGCTTGAGCGGCGCCAATACCAGCAATATTCATCTCACCGCAAATCTGATTCTTCACCATATCTACAAATCTGCCAAGCTCTTGATAGCTGTCAAACGCATCGCCCTCGCCTTTACCCTTGAAGTAATCAACAATAAGAACATCAAGCCCTTGCGTATGTTTCACCTTATTCACAGCCGTAAAAATACTCTGTTGGTCAAACATTGGGATATAGATATGGGTGAACTTGCGCGTTTTTAACCATTCCTTTGCATCCAGAATACGCTTTTCCTCTTCGTCGCTATAATTGCCAGATGTCAATCGCTTGTACTCAATACCAGATAGGTGTGCCAAGATTCTTGATGTAAACAGTCGCGTATTTAGCTCACTGTCCAGATAGAGGACTGCGTAATCCTGCTTCAGCAAGTCAACTGCACAATTCAAAAGCATCATACTCTTGCCCTGCTTTTGCTCTGCGCCAAAGATGAACAGTTCTCCACGCTCAATGGTCGCATAATCGTTCAATGCAGGAAACTTAAAGGGAATACCTGCGTATCCAGCGCCTTGCCTACCTTTGATTTCTTCCCAGCATTTATCTACGACATCTTTGTATGGTGGGACTTCGTTTGTTGCTGAGAACTCCATCATCACATCATCCAGCATCTTGTAAATTTTCTGTTCGATGTTTTCTTCGGACGGCTGAGTGCAAAGCTTCTGGCACTCTTTGAGTTGCTGAAAAGTATCCCGCCTAAAAGCCGCATCCATAACATTGTTGACAAGCAACTTGTACTCTTCAACAGTATTTCGAGCAATGCTGTCACTGTTGTCCATCAATGTATAGAGCTGGTCGATACTGAGCTCATCTGCAAAACGCCTTGTCGCTTCTTTCGCAGACAGCGCTTGGATAATGTTATACGGGTCAATCGTCGTAATCCCGTCTCGTGCAAGAGAACAAATTGCCTGATAGATATAGCGGTTCTCCTCGTTAGTGAAATGGTTTGGCAACAGTTGCTCTGAGTAATATGAGAACTCCGGGTGATGAATCAGCGTAGCGATAATGCCAGCTTCGCTCTCAACCCTTGCCATGTCTTCACTTGCCCTAATAATTCATCACCTCTTTCTCATCAACTCGTAATACTCACACATATCCTGCATTTCACACAGGTGTGTGCATTTGAAAAACTCTACTGATGGTTTGAAATCTGATTCCTCACGAATCTTTCCGATGCTCTTCGCAAGCCATTCTTTAGATTCGGCGTATGCCTGTTCCTTAAATGGCTCTATGATAAACAGCTTATCTCTAAAGCAGTTGAAGCAAAGACTCTTTGGCGTCTTACCATATTCTTCTTCAACTGCCGCAGAGTAGATATAAAGCTGTCTTAAATAAGCATCCAACTCTTCGTCAGCCTTAGTTGGTTTTGCTCTGCTGCTTCGTGGTTTCAAAATCCTCGACTTGTTGTCTACGACATATAGTTCACCATCTTTTTCCCCAAGGAAGTCTATGTAACCAACAAACGGGATACCGTTTACTACGAAGTCAACTTTCTTTTCGACACCAACCATGCCATACGGGAATGGCTGAAGTGCTTTAAGATATTGCAAGCCGCCAGTAAAGTAACTACTGAACACCTTCCTGTTTGGAGCACGTCCCACAACTTCAGTTTTGAAGTCTTGCAAGTACATATCGACAATCTGCCTTGGCGTTTTTTCACCTTTGTGATACAACTCAATAAGCTTGTGCATAAAAGTACCATAGCTTGAAAAGAACATATCCTTACCATGAAACTTCTTTATGTACTTCAAGTACCACCTATACGGGCAATCCTCAAAAGCCTTTATTCGTGAGTAGCTCCACACCATGTCATCAATGAGTGGTGCGTAGTTTACTTCTCCCATAGGCGATTACCTTAGAATGGCAACCGGCTGTCATCAATTTCGCCATCATCAACCGTAGGCTGAGGGTCTGTGGTTTGAGAGCTACTCTCGTCGCCCTCAACTTCAAAGGAGAACATCTTGAAGTTGGTGTACGTCACCTTTTTCTCCTTGTCGTACTTTGTCGTGACATCAACGTCTCCAAGCTTAATGCGCTCGCCCTCTTTCAGACAAGCAGCTTTCTTTGCCGCCGCAGTCCCAATGGCAAGAACAAAACCAGAAAAGTCTTGCTCGTACTCATTGGTCTGCTTGTTCTTTCTGCTGACCGACAACCGAACCTTTGTGCTCGTGTCGCTCATGGGAGTTACTTCCCAAATTTTTGCATAGGCACCTGTACGAAAACCCATAGTGTATCACTCCTCAATCTTAAACGTTTCCTTGAAATCCGACAGAAGTTTTCCTGCCAACACGGACTCTGTAATTGCAAAGTAGTTGCCGCCCTTTGCGTACTTGGATACAAACTTTTTAACATTGTCTGTTTTATCCTTATGCACACTGAGATACTCTTTCAGTGTCTCATCAAAACTCTGAATGATTTGCTCGGCAATCATTTTGTCCTCTGCTGTTTCCGCCGCTCTCTGCTTGCTACGGAATGCATCAGGGTCTGCATCAGGTGTAGCAATATTGAAGAACTTGAGCAGGAAATAACGATTCGAATATGTCAAACCAGAGCCAAATGCCTGAGAAGCATCTCCCTGTTGCCCAACAAGCGCCCACTCAACATCGATACGCTCTTCCGGGTTGTCGTTATCAACCCAAGACCACATCATATCTGCGCTAACCAAGACCTCGTTGTTGTTTTCTTCATAGATATCACCCTTGCCGGTAGTCTTGGTCTTTTTGTATGTATATGGGGACACAATTGTGCTGCCCTGCTTGATATTCGGAATCAGAGACAGACCATACTTATCCATAAATACCGAGATTTTTGCGAGAATCTCATCCTCGGAAACATACTTGTAACCGTAGCCACTCTTGTTCTTCTGGATGACCTCCACTTGCTTTCTGATTCTGGCAAGTTTCTGATAAATGTTCATCTGTTCTGCCATTTCACCCCTCCATTAAATATGTCGCTCCCATGTCGGCAAGATGCAACAGGAGCGCCAGTTTGCTACGCTCAAAAATCTTACCAATGAAAGCGTTACCACCTTTTACTGCGGTGTCCCAACCGCCCATGTGGGCACGAATTGCCAAGATTTCTTCTGGCTCAAGGCGAATGAAATTCTGAAGGATGATAATAGACTTATCTGCGTGTTCTCCACAGGGAAATTTTTCATCAACCTCATAAACCTCTTTTTTATACCACTGCCCAGTCTCTTCATCTTTGACATTCCGAAAGCCCTTTTTGTAGTAGTTGACTTTACAAAGGTCGTGCATCAAAGAAACAATTGCGATTGTTTCCTCGCTATAGGTGCCTTGTAGTCCGGCTGCCTCGATTCCGATTTTCAAACAATCATAAACATTAAGAGAGTGTTGCAAAAGCCCACCCTCATAGCATCCATGATACCTTGTCGAAGCCGGTGCCACGAAGAAATCAGAATGTTCGAGCCAGTCCAGTAAAGAATCCGAACCCTCTCGCGTAACTGTTTCCTTGTAGACCGCGAGGAATCTTTCCTTTAATTCGCTCAATGAATCTCCTCCTTAATCAACGCACAACAGCTTGGCGAAGTTCTGCATGATTTTTTCATTCTTGTCGTGAGTGGTGCTGAGGCTGCTGCGAGTATCATTCAACCGCTGCATATATGTATCGATTTCATCCATCGTGGTCTGGATGTCACTGTTGACCGCTTGCAGATTATCAATGGTGTTCTGAACCATCTGAACCGCATATGCGGACTCTTCTGTCAATTCAGCCAGACGCTTTTCCTTTTCCTGCAGCAAGTCTAATGCCTCTTGCTTTGTCTTCTTGAAAGCCATACACTTTCTCCTTTCTTTCCAGATTTATACCTAAGCCGTTCGGCAATGTATGTTATTTAATTATGTTGATATATGTAAAAGAGAAACCCACTTCTGTGGGAATCTCTTCATTCGCTTCGTTAGATTGAAAACGCCAGCTTCCAACGCTGATAATCTTCCATATAATTTTTTTCTATGCGGTTCTGCTTGTGCTCCAACTTGATTCTTCCGTTGAGCACATAAGTTCTGTCAGCGACAAAGTCTGTTGCTGCTTCTGAGAAATCGACCGGAATACCGGCTCGTTCTCTATCGTACATTCTGTAGAATAACCCTGACATCCATACTCTGTAGAAACTAAGTTGTTGCTGGGTGAGTCCATCTTCAATGGCTTTTGCTGATTTCTTAGATAAAATTGAACGAAGTGTCGCGGTCTTTTTTACTGCGCGAATACCACGCATCAAAGTATCGCCAGAAACTCTATCTCGTGTAATCGTTCGAGAGTAATTGGGATTCTTGTAGCAGAAGCTATTGAGTTCTGCTGCTTTATGGAACGCTGGCAGTGCTTCACGATAAAGCGGGACGTGCGTATCTTGATAGACAATTTCCATGTTGGCGAAGTCAATATCAGACGCTCTTACGAGAAGTGTATCATCTTCTTTGATGCCACCAAAAGCCATCCAATAATAACAACGGTAGGTGACATCGATTGTCTCTTCGCTCTCTTTGTCAAAGACCTCATCAAGAATACGTTGAAGATGGAGTGGACTTGAGACCATCTGCCGCCTAACTTTTGCTAACCCCGCTGCCTCAATATTAAGCATCCCATCGCAAGCGTCTGGAACCTTCATGGCAATACACCATTTTACATACTCTTTTAATATCGTGAGAGACATCCACTGGCTTCTGGAGCGCAGTGCAAGTATCTCATCGATAGCTGGCTGCAGTTCTTCTCTGTCTCTTGTACAGAGGTCTGCATTCCACGAAGTTTCATACGGTTCAAACGCTTCGAAAACAGTTGTGGCAACGTTAGCCGTATTGATACTCTTGGTATAGTCCTTAACGAATCTTGACTTTAACTCCGCATTGTACATAGCGAGCCTCCTACTTAGTATGTAGCATTATGCTGGTACAACAGCGTTTAGGGCTGCGGCTTTCTTCCACACAGCAAGCAGCGCTTCGATGTCCAGATAGGCGATTGCACCCGTCGCCAGCAAGTTTGCTTCGGCAACTTGCTTCATGTGCTCCTCTGACAACGTAGTGATGTACTGCCCGAGGCGTTCTTTAGACATACGCTCTGGGTTTTCGCAAAGAACCATGCTGTCTCTGCGAAGCCCACTATCTGCTGCTTTGATGATAACGTGTGTAGGTTGGTTCGTCTTTTTGAGCGAACTGGTAAGTGGGAGTGCGATGATGTTGGGGCTGTATGCATTCCCCATGTTGTTCTGGAAGACGACGCCCGGACGCCAACCACTCTGCTCGCTGCCACTGCCACCGAACTTCATCAAATACACTTCACCAATCTGTGGAACCCGTTCTTTATGATTCTGAAAACCCAATGCGCTAAACCCCTTAAATACAATTATGTTGATGGTTGGAGTATAGCACGCCCAATATGGCATAGTCAAGTCAATTATATAGACAACATCGAAAAATATTTAACCGGCTAACAGGGTATAGGTGATTTCTTGTTCTTTGTCGTTTCTACCTCCACAAAAAACTGTGAAAACAGTTCCAATCACGGTCATTTCAGTGTCTATCTCGACACAACGTACTCGGTCAAAACATAAGGTATTTGCTCCAGATTTCAAGCAAATCATATTGGGGTTCTCGCATATCAACATAACCGGGAATGACAACTTGAATTTGCATGGGTCTGAGACGCAATACCAACTCTGGTTCTCTGTGTAAAAGGAAATCTGCTGAGGCTTATGGTTTTCACAATACTCTTTAAGTTCCTTGACTGAGACTATCTTCTTCATCCTGTAGTAAAAACCTCCATTGATTTACGAGAAATCCCGTGTTATACTACAAGTGAGTCATTGCTGAGTGGTGTCAACGATGACTTCGACCTGTCGTTAACGGGTCGTTGCACGCTGTTATTACGTTGGTGTTCATGGCAGTGTGCGTTTCGTGGTAGCTCGTCTATATTGGCGAGCTACCTTTTTTAATTATTGACAGAAACAGTTGTTTGTGTTAATCTGTCAATAGAAACAGTTGTTGCGGTTTTATGCTACCACAAACACAGTGGTCTGTCAACATCAAAACTTGGGCTATTTTTTTGGAGGACTTTAACATGGACTTCGGGCAGAGGCTAAAGAGCCTTCGTGCAGAACGGAACCTCACACAGCAAAATCTTGGAGATGCAGTAGGTGTTTCCACAGTTACAATTCGCGCTTGGGAACGCAACGCTAAGAAACCCGCAATGGATGCGTTGCTTTCTCTCGGGCAGGCTCTCAATATATCGATAGACACGCTACTGGACTTCCATTTGGAGAACACACCAAACTACGCTTTGGTTCTCACTTCTGCCGAAAAAAAACTTTTGTCCAGCTATCAAGCTCTTGACAACTATGGCAAAAAAGCAGTTGACGCAATCTGTGTACTTGAGAAGGAAAGGGTCGATGCCGCTAAAACAATTCGTGTCATTCCAAAGGTCATAGATTTTCAGCAGGTCAACAGCGAGCGATTCATTCCACGCTATACTACTCCATCTGCTGCCGGTAGCTCTGTACCTCTCGACGGGGTTGACTTCGAGATGATTCTTGTTGATAGCTCCGTACCAGAGGAAGCAGACTACGCTGTTTATATCCAAGGTAACAGTATGTACCCATATATACATGATGGTGATATGGTATATGTAAAAAAAGACGCAGAGCTTTCAGTTGGAGATGTTGGCATCTTCTGTGTCGATGGAGCAATGTATTGTAAGCAATACTATCTTGATGATAATAACAATCTGGTTTTGGTTTCTGCAAACCCAGAGCTTCGCCATACAAACATCTTCGTCTCAGCCGACAGCGGACGTTCTGTAAAAGCCTGCGGTAAGGTGCTGCTGAAAGAAAAAATTGACCTTCCAGATTATTTGTTTGAGGATTGAAAAAGTAGGGCGTGAGCCCTACTTTTTATAATTCCCAATGGATATTACCTGCTCCATATTTACCGATTGATGGAACAATAAACTCATTTGGCACCCCATGTTCCTTTATGGCTTTCGCACACCAGATAAGAACATACGCCGTCAATGGAGAATCTGCTGAGATACCACTTGATATTACACTGGGGCTGTAAGATGCGCTTCTGTCTGCGTCATAGTCCAAAATCTTCCCGCGCTTTGCCATCATAATTCTAAGCGCGTTTTCTGAGTTCTTCATACATACTTCTCGCTGGACTTGCTCGTGATACTCTGGCGTCCATCCTGCTTTTGGTTTGCACCACCGTTCTTTTGGAAACAACTCGCAAAGTTGCTTACCGGCGAAGATTCCCTCATATACAGGAGCAACTTCCTCAGAAACTTGTTCTTTATTGTCTGGATTATGGATAAAGCTTTTCAGTCGCTGCTCAAGGCTGCGGTCTGTCACTACACTTTTCCACTCCGAAATTACCTGCTGTTTCTTGTCATACGCCTTTCGAGTAATCCTCACTGCGTTTTTATCTGACCCAAATTTAATGAGCAAGATAACTCCGAGAATCACAGCAACCACAAGTTCCATAAAGCCACCACTACATCAGCCTAACGCAGACTGGATATGTCCTTTCGCATCATCAATCTTTTCGAGCGCATCACTGAGACTATCAACCGCATCTTCTATACGCTCAAACTTCTCTGTTCCTTGCAAGTTTTCAGGATAGTTATCCATACAGTCTTGCTCACTATCGCAGACTGTTTCCACAATGGATGCAGCACTGCTCAGCATTTTCAAGGCGTCTCTTAGCCGCCCTCTTCTTTTCTCATTCACTCATACGCTCCCATACATTCGAAATGTTCAACTCAATTTTGATGAACTCTCGACCCTGCTTTGAAAAGCTAAAAGAGTTCAGTTTCGTAATTAGCTTGAAGAACCCGTTGGTTCTTCCTCCGTGAAGCTCAAGCTCATCACACACAATGACAATACGGAGTGTCTTTGTTTTTTCTTCAATATCTGCATGGACACTTTCGCATTCAATTTCAGATACCAACTCATCCACGCCATCACAAATCTCATCGATTTTAGAAAGCATTTCTTCTGAAATCTTATAGTCGCGTCCAAAGACCTTAGAACCATCGCTAATCAACTCCATGACGGAGTCTTTGCAAGTTGTGTACTCCATTCCAGCCTCCTCTTATTCAATCGGTTTAGTGAGACCGTGGAATGTAAATGTCAAACGGACTCGGTTCTTAACCAATGGATAGACCTCCATGTTGTTTGCAAACTCTGCTACTCTCGCAAACCACTCCGGTTTGTCAAAAGCCAGCGTCTCTCCCTCGACACTGATGCTCCCCATCGTTTTGAACGGTGTATTTAATTTGTAGGAAACTTCAACGTCAGAATCCCTTGTAATGTATTTTAGTGCCGCATGAGCAAACTGCATCTGCTGCAGCTTCATCGGATTCAAAACCGTTGTCTTTTCTTCATCTGCTGCGACATCGTCCTTAACGCTGTCGATGAACTCATCCATTGCGTTTCGCAGCTCCTCGTCTGACATAAACTTCAAGTCAAAGCCGTTATCCATTTGACCACTCCTTCAATTCAATTCTATCACAAAGATACAGATTATCAAGGCAAATCAACCAAGGTTGCACACAATTTCAACCTCTCCAACTGCATTGTCGCCCAAGATATGTAGCAAAGAATTCGCAATCATGTTGACATCAATTCTCCCGTTAAAGCACAATGAAAAGCGCTTCATATCCATACTCTGTTTGGAAGCTGCTTCGTCCAACTTGGTAGCTGGTACATCTTCTACTTCTACTTCGGCATCCTCATCAGATGTTTTCCCATGCAGCAATTCATCCCACGCATCCTTTTGCGCTGTACTCATAGAGTGACCAACTGGGAACTTGATATTCAGCTTGTTCATTTGGATATGCCGACGAATCGTAAGTGGTTGCACTCCGAACATGGCGGCAAAACTCGTTGCGTTAGCGCCATAGTTTTCCATCATGTGTTTGAGATACTCTTCTTGCATTGAAGCCGTCAGTGCCTTGAAATCATCCCATGTAATTGGCTGGTTCAAATTAACGGTCACAACTTTCCCATTCCTTTCTTTCCATTGTTTTTGCGTCATGTGGTCTGTTGACATTGAGCATTTCTTGCTCTTGCTTCCGCACTTGCGGTACTTTGCTTGCTGTGCAATACGTTTACGTTGCCAGCAATCATACTCAAAATCAGACATCATTGCGCACACCTCATTCTCTTCGAAACTTCGAACTTATCCTCAAGTTCTTTCGGTGTCCGTGCTTTTCCAAGCTTCTTAAACTCTCCGTCAACAAGCTCATACAGGAAATAAAACTCACGGCTCTCTTTACTGGTAAGAATAAAGCAGAGCTCATGCTCGGCATTATAATATCCAACCCAGACTCTTTCACCTTTGGGGTATTTGGGTTCAGCCAAGAAGCTCCACCGCCCTCTGCATCAAAGCATTGTGTTCGTTTTCTAAAGCACCCGAAATCACTTCATCTAAAAGGCTGTTAAGGATTTCGCCAACACGTTTCCCTTGTTCAATGCCGAGGTTCATAATATCTCTTCCGTTGATTTGCAAGTCTTTTAATGCGAAACACTGCTCTGCTTCTAAAACCTCAGACATAATGGAACCGAGTGCAATGCATTTTTCGATTCTGGACTCCTGTGTACCCTCTGCATGGGCAAGAATATCAGCCATCCGCACATCCAAAAACTGCGAGAACCGACGTTCACCGAGTTTATGCAGCCATTTGCGGACTGTGCGGGGTGTTGGCTCAATCATAGTGTCGTGATAAAGCACGAGTTCAAGAACTTCCTGCTTTGTCTTATTATCGAACCGCAGTCTATCCAAAACTTGTTCTGCAATATCACGGCTTGGTACCCCATGACCGTGGAAGTGCCCACCGTTTTCATCTTCAGTGTAGCATTGTGGCTTTCCGATGTCGTGGAGTAGTAGGGCTACCTTAACAGACACATCGGTACCCTTGTAGTTCGCAACAGCGTGGGCAATATGCTCGTACACAGTGTATTGATGATACTTGTTGTTCTGTTCAAACCCAATGCAAGGCTCCATTTCTGGAATAATCGTCGCAATAACATCTGAGAAATTCAGCAGCACATTTAAGATGCCGTCGCCGAGCAGCATTTTGCAAAGCTCGCCATTGATTCGCTCTGCAGCAATACGTTTTAGCATCCAAGCATCCTTGTGGATGGCAGCGGCTGTCTGTTCTTCGATAGAAAAGCCATAGGTCGCTGCGAATCTCAGCGCTCGCAAAATGCGAAGCGCATCTTCTTCAAAACGCTCATCAGGATTGCCAACACAGCGAATAATCCCTGCTTGTAAATCATCTCTCCCGTGGAAGGGGTCAATCAATCCAGCACTGTTGTACGCCATAGCGTTGATGGTGAAATCCCTGCGAGACAAGTCCTTATAAATGCTCTCGGTAAACTCCACATAATCAGGGTGCCTCCCGTCTGTATAGTTTCCATCAATTCGAAACGTTGTGACCTCATACTTCCCAACAGTGCCCATGTCAACCGTTACTGTTCCATGCTGCAGCCCAGTATCAATTGTCTTTATGCCACGACGATGCATTAGTTCCTTAACTTCGTCCGGTGTAGCAGAGGTACAGATATCCCAATCTTTTGGTTCTTTCCCAAGCAGACTGTCTCGGACACATCCGCCAACCACATATGCCTCATGGTTTTCATATCGGAGATTCAGCAGAACTGCTCGCGCACCTTTAGGGATAGAAATCCTATGCATCAATCGCCCTCCTGTTTACACTCATAACGAACTCCTCAACTTTCTTCATATCCGGGTTATCTGGGAGGCTCGTGTTTTGCTTTGCATAATTGAGTCGTTTTTCAAAGTCAGAAACCATTTCAAAAAACTCTGGTCTATATGTTCCATCTTCCAGTTGATAGTCACCCTTACGGATACTCATCAGCAGAGGCAGGTCATCACCACGATATGTGACAATATCCTCTTTCTCCAGAATATCCAAGCAGAGAAGGTACAAACGAATAAGATGCATCGCGTGTTTGTTCAAATGCTCATCGTCCTTCTTGTGGTTTCTGTGGTTGAGCTTCTCATACGTCCCGATAACATTCGTCAGGTCGTTGATTACACTATTGAACTCTCTGACCGGATACTTTTTAAGCTGGATATCTGCAAAAATCTCACGGTCTAAATCCTCTCGCGGACTCTCATCTGTATAGAGAACAATGCTGCCGTTTTCAAAAATCGTGTATCGACTCTCAAATGATTTAACGGCGCCTTTCATAGAGTTGAGGATATGTTCCTCTCTTCTTGCCTGTGACAGCCTATCTCGCGCAAGAGCATTCTCCAAGCGCCGGAGCTGCTGATTCGCATAACCTCCAAAAGAATGGACTGCTCGTTTGGACAGAAACATTTTTCTGTTGGCAATCATTTCTCTACCAATGTCTGAGATATAGAAATAGTGCTCTGGCTTACACCCAAGCATTTCAATCGTATTTGGATTACAATTTAGGAGCAGGCTCACCAGCTTATTAAAAGCATAGATTGTCGTATCCGTTTGTGTATTAACGACCTGCTCAAAGCTCGTCAGACCAAGCAAATCTGATTCACTGTTCAACGCACACCCTCTTACATCAACATCGGATGTTTCGACGTTCGTTCCATAGGAATAGCTGCCACCAAGCGTAAGAAAGATAATCTTGCGCCCGAGGTGCTCGTTTGTTCTAAGGAAATCATAAGCAGAACCGTTGACCATCTCTTTGATTTGCTCAATCGTCATAACCTTACTCCTTTTCTTCTCTCGCCCTGAGTGCTGAAATGCACCCAGCTAAAATCTGTGCAGCTCTTACGGCTTCATCAGCCGTGTTTTTCTTTGAGAACGAAATTCTGATGGAAGACCGCGCTTCATCTTTGGATAATCCCATTGCAGATAAAACGTGACTTGGTTCTGCTTCGTGACTCCTACACGCAGACCCGGCAGAAACACAAACTCCCTTGCCGTCCAACATAAGCAAGAGCGTTTCGCCATCAACGCCGTCCATTCTCAAGTTAATTGTCTTTCCGGGTGTAAGAATCGACATACCATTTACATGGACGCAGCTTTCATCACCCGTATCTTTAAGCGCTTCGTTCAGCGCCATGAAAAATCGCTGTTTCAATGTTGAAACCCACACCGTATCTTCGTGCAAACTCTTCGATGAAATCTCACAAGCCTTTCCGAATCCTACGATACCAGCAACATTTTCTGTTCCGCCCCTCAGCCCGAACTCTTGCTCTGAACCACCATATACAATGGGTGTAAGTTTGGACTTATCCTTTGTGTACAAAGCTCCAATGCCTTTACACCCATGAATCTTATGTGATGACACCGAAAGGAAATCGCAACCGATTTTCACTACATCAATAGGATAGCATCCTGCAGCTTGCACGCAATCTGTGTGGAACAGAATCCCGCGCTTCATGCAAATCGTTCCAATATCTTCGATTGGGTTGATTGCGCCTGTTTCATTGTTCGCAAACATCACAGATACGAGCCCCGTATCTGCCCGTAATGCGTCCTCAATGACAGCAGGAGAGACCCTGCACTCACTGGATACCGGAATATACTCTACATGAAACCCGTCTTTTATAAGCGATTCTGCGGCTCGTAGGACGGAATCATGCTCAACTGCCGATACCAAAATGTGTGTTTTCCCGACACTTTTCAGGTAGTCCTTCAATCCATGAAAGACTAAATTATTTGCCTCACTTCCACCAGATGTAAAAATGATTTGTTCTGGCTCTGCATTGATTAAAGCTGCCACTTGCGCTCTGGCTTTCTGCACAGCCTCATTCGCAGCTCGTCCAAACTTATAGAGAGTTCCTGCGTTACCGTACTCTGTTGTCAGATACGGCATCATTGCATCAAGAACCCGCTCATCCATTTGTGTAGTGGCAGCATTGTCCAAGTAAATCACAAGTGACCACTCCTTTTGTTTTATATGATGCACTAATACCACTCATCAAGCGCCTTTCAAAGCCTTGTGGCACAAGTGATTCAAGCCGTCATTTATTTCTAACAGCCTCGTTATGCGAATTTGCAGCGATGATTTCATCAAGCGTCCGAGGCGTGTAATCCATCCACGGCATCATCGCCCCGACATTGAACATTTGGCAGGGTTTCGTGTACAGTTCCTCCATCAGATACTTGTCGTGTTCCATCATGTTCCACTCGAAGGAATTATGGACATGACCATACAGGTGGAAGGAGCCATAAAAGTGATTCTTAAAACATGGAATTGGGTAGTGGCAAAGAATCACTGTTCGCCCATTGTCCTTCACTTCGAGATACTCTGTAACTTTAACAAACTCCCGTAAGAATTTGTTGTCATTGCACCGGTCATGGTTCCCCTTAATCAGAAACTTCTGTCCTTTTAAGGAACGCAAAATCGGAATAGCATCTTGTGCCTTACACCAGAACATATCTCCAAGAACATACACGGTGTCGCCCGGAGAAACCACAGCGTTCCACCTGTCAACCAGTGCCTCGTCCATCTCCAGAAGCGATTTGAACGGACGATTGTCAAAGGCAATCACGTTTGCATGACCATAATGCCAATCTGAAATGTAGAACTGTTTATTGCTTTGTTCTTGCATTTTTCAACTCCTCGATTCTGTTTGCCGCAAGAACAAGGAGCCACTTAGGAACACGGCTTTCATCTCCCATTCGCCCCGGTGCAAGCGTTGTTCCGTATTGACGGAGGAGAATGACCACTTCGTCATCCAGAATCTGTTTGGCTACGTCGTGCAAGTTTCCGATTGCCTGTAATTTTTGCGGCTCGTGCGACTTTCTTTTAAGGTACTCCGGCTTGCTTGCTGGGCATTCATAGCAAGAATACATCTCATAAATACCACAGCCACCATCTTTATAGCAACTCATATTTTTCCTCCTTAGAACGGAAGGTGTTCGTCTTGCTCAACACGAATAAGCTCCCGAACCCTTAACAAAAACTCTTCCTCATCCAGAGCTTGGATGTCTTGGTATCGTAGGTACTCAATCAATTCATGGACAGCCGTTGTCAGGGCTATATCGATTTTGTTTTCGACATCTGTCTGCTGGCTCAATAGTTCTTCCGCGTGTCGTCTACTTCGTTCTATTGCCGTGCCTAAATCTCCTCGCGTATTTTCAAGGCGACATTCTAAGCGACCGAGTTTCTCATAGATATCGCAAATACAAGTGGCAACTTCAGTCGGTGTCATATCCATTTTTCAACATACTCTCTTTCTTGCGAGAAAATGGGAGGTTCTCGGTCGATAACCCAACGGTTTCTGAAAACTTCAACCGTTTCAGTATTATTGAGAATAGAGACGGTCTCTCTAACTCTTGTTTTGTAACAAGCCGAACCACGCTTACAGTCAACAGGGAAGTCATTCCAGTTGATACCGCAGTCCTTCCAGAGCATATCTTGAATAACGTTACAGCTTTTACCATGAAGCTCTTTCTGGCTAAAGTTTGCCTGCCCAACTGCCTCGATACTGTTGCGGGTTGCATCTTGCTGACGCCAAATCAGGCAGTTGCAAACTTCGTCTTTGGGAATAGAAAAAACTCTGGCATCAAACATGGCTGTACCCATCTTTGCGACCAGAGTTTCAATGTACTTATTTGTGCCATTGTCGCTGCTGCGCATCGCTTCGGGGAAGTTCTTCCACAGCTCAGCAGTATAGGCATTTGAAAAAGCAAGCGTAGCCATTGAAGCGGAAACGCTGCACATCTTTTGGATGTTGTATCCGAACCATGCATCCGTTGTAATTGTTGCATAGTCCGTAAGTACCAACGTGATTTCATCTGACTGCGTATATCCAAAGACACAGCCCTGAATGTTTTCACACAGGTACTTCATTGTATTTTGCATCGTTGTCATCAGGATGCGGTCAAATGGCTTTTCCATACCTCTTGTGAATGTATGAAACGCCTTGCCGTCCACTCTGATAATGGTTGGAATCCGACGAGTCAAATAGTTGCGAGCAATATTCTCGTAGCCTTTCATTCTGTCGCCGAGTGAATCATATTTCTTACTCAAGTGGGTTCACCTCCAAAGTATGTATGCAGGCTTGCACCTGCAATTATGATGCGAAGTATCCAGACGGCATCTCAACAAATGGATATGCCGGAGTGGGAATCAGGCACAGACCAGTTTCTGTGCAAGCATTTGGTTGATTCATGTCAGTTGCTTGTTTGAGGTCGAAGATGATGACGCCTTCATCTGCGAAGCGAACACCCGGCGCCTTTAACGGAACATTCATCTCGACACCAATACCGGCTTTTACAAGCGCCGTCAGCGCACGATTTCCAACCGGAATCATTCTCTTCTTGGGCTTTCCGTCTTTCGTAGAATCCGATGTAAAGAACTTCATCGCGTTCGGCGTTTCTTTGGCACAAGGCTGCAACGCAATCTGCGTTTTGTCTCTGCTGATAAACAGCCGCACAAACGGCGGATAGCCAATCTCGGAAGCTGTTGCAAGGTTAAAGGAGATGCGGTTCTTCAGGATTCGAACCTCTGCAATACTGAATGTACGAGGAACACCAACCACATCAAAGTTGTCTAAGATACTCATTGTTTCCATCCTTTCGAGGTTTAATTACAAAAAAGCCATCCAATATCCGAGGGACATCAGATGCAGACAAATCTGCCACCTCATCAACTGATGGAACCGGAACAACATTTTCGCCCTTTAGAATCTGTTGCACCTCAAGCCAAAGTTCTCTCGGAATAATCGCTTCGTGATAGCCTTGGATAAAAAACTGGTTAGCACGTCCGTCGTTCCGAATAGAGCGATGCGAAAAGATATCCACGGTAACGGTCTTCTGCATCAAAACGTCACCGGAATATTTCTCATTTGTCAAGATTGTCTTTACCGTAGAGTATGTCCACTGACCACCTCGTGGGGCTGGAATACCTTGCTGGTTTAAGATGTAGCAGATTTCAGGAATCGTTTTGTCATCGTAGAACATTTGATAAATCAGCCGCACAACATTCGCTTCAGGTTCGTAAATCTCCAGCAGCCTCTTATCTCTGGTGTACCCATAGAGGTCTGCGAGCTTTGGGAGCCCCTTCTCAAATCTTTTCTGGAACCCCCATTTCACGCTCTCAGACTTTGCTTCTGACTCGCCTTGCGCAATAGCAGCCATAACGACCATCAGAAGCTCGCCGGTCTGTGTCAAGGTATTGATTGCAATATCCTCAAAATAAACAGCAACCGGCTTGTCCAGTGCCTTGAGCATACGCACAGTGGCAACGCAGTCAACAACATTTCGTGCGAACCTTGCAATGTTCTTCACGATAATCATGTCGATTTTGCCTGCTTTACAATCATCAATCATCCGTAAGAAGTCCGTGCGTTTCTTTACGGAAGTCCCAGAAATCCCTTCATCGGCGTAGATGTCATAAAGCCGCCACCCCGGATGCTTCGACACATATTCTTTGTAATACTGGCACTGCAGCTCGTAGCTTGCGAGCTGGTCTTTGTTGTCCGTACTGACTCTGCAATACGGCGCGACCACCAATGGGTCTTCTTCGCTGTGCTCAGTAGTCTTTTTAATCGAAGCGGGAATACACTGGACTTGTGCGCTATGCTCATAAGCATTGCGTATCTCATTTTGTTTATTTGTTTCCAACTTGTGTCACCCCTTTCGAATATGTATCCTGTGGTTTAGGGTGACCTATCGTGATACGGGAAGCGCGTCTACCTATTCCGTCACCGCATCATCGTTATCTCAGGGTATTGAACAGAGGAGGAGCTGTTACCTGCGCAGGAGTATCTCGCTCAATGGCGAAGATTTTCCAGTCAAAGTTCTTACAATACCGTTCAGCCCACGCAATGTCCTCAAGAACCACGGCGTTCTCATTCAGGTCTTCGCCTTCAAGATAAGACTCTTTGACTTCGTCAGGAGAGATATCGTAAACCTCAGCGACACGTCGGCACATCTCATCATGCGCCGCATCGTGCGTATCGAAATACTCAGGCTCGGAAATTTCTCGCTCCATTACTTCAATCAGCATATACTTCATAGCATTTTCTCCTTATAAAACTCAGGTTTTATTCGTAACATACGAACACATGACCCACGAAATCGCCACCGCCGATGAGATATGAACCAACATATTTCAGTTTGTCCTTCTCATCTTCTCGGATTTCCTCGCCAGTCATCTTTGTCACAACCTTCATCGGGTATGTCTGGTTTTCGGTGTCAACCATGCACCAAAGGCAAGGTCGAATCATGTCTTGAACATCCACATGAAGAACTTGTTCGTTGCATCTTGCAACGCGGTCATCGAAGTACAGCATCGGGATATTGATTACCTGTTCTGCTGTAATCTCCAATGGATACTTGTAGATTACCCTCACGTTTGCCTCCTATAGATTTAGAGATTCCAAAAGCCCTCGTTGCGGCGAGAACTCTTTATACAATTCGACCTCCTTGGTCAGCCGAGCCAAGATTGCTTCTTCCTTGACCGCGTATCTTCCCAAGTAAACTTTCTTATGGTTATAAGTAATGCTGGCAACCCACTTCTTACGTTCTTTGTCGAAGTAGACGCCAGCGACACCGGATGTATTGCACGAATACAGGCTGCGATTCCTGTCGTTCTCAGAACGCTCGCAACATCGCAAATTTTTCTTCCTGTTATCCGCTTTGTTTTTGTTAATGTGGTCAACGCATTGACCGGGTTTCGCGTGCATCACAAGTCGGTGGAATCGGACAAAGCGTCGAATACCATTATAGAAGTAACTGCTGACAAGGTAACCGTCCTTGTCGCAATACCAACTGTCGCGTCCCTTTATGAGCGGCAAGTCCTCCAAATCGAATAAGAACTCGCTTGTCTTTATCCGAAGAACGCCGTATGTGTCGTGAAGTTCAATCTGCATTGCTTCGTCCAAGAGTAGCCGGGGGTTCGGCTAATTGTCTGTCGAGTATTCCTTTTATGGAATCCACACTAATTCGAAATGATGTGCATCCAATGCTGTTAAATTTATCTACGATGGCTTCGTCAATAAAGTCATCACATTGCCCCTCATCTGGGACTTCAAACCTGCACACTTTTTTGTGTAAGCATTTATCACATAACAATTATCCCCACCTCTTCACTGTAACCGCTTTCCGCATCGGTCGTTTTTCTAACTCCCTCAACCGATGTGCATAAGCATTGGTCGTAAACCAGAACTCACGAGCGTTGCTTGCAAAGCGAGTGAGTAAAAGGAAAAACCGCCCGCGTAGCGGGCTTCTGGTTTACGAGCATAGCGCCGAATTCTTACTTTTGCCTTTGGCGAAAAGCTGCTGAAGGAAATATGTATAACAGCAAATCTACAAAGCGGTTGGTCGTTATTCTTTGTCTGCTGGGAATAGTTTACCATCATGTAGGCAGTCTCTGGCTTTCTGGCTCATTTCAACGAGACTGTCCACCAGCCTCTTCAATCCGTCTACGGTACTTTCACCATCGTAATCGCAGCCGATAGCCCAGATATCAAAAAGCCATTCATCCACGCAATCAGGTTCGCACATCTTGCAGCCGGTTGTTTCATCTATCCAAGTCCTCACAGCTATTCCTCCAACTCAAATCCCTTGTGGCAAAATCCGGTTACATCAGAGATATAATCGGTAATGTCTTCGAGGTCTGTCATGTTATTAGGGATTTCTATCTCAAGTGGGAGTAGTACGGCACCGCATTCGCAGTCGTCTTCATCAATATCCCACTGGATGTTGATTGCCTTTCTTTTCTTCACAGCATTACTCCTTGTCCCTGTGACTTGCGGTGGATTGATGTACGATAAGACGTTCTTCATGGACTAACTTTTCGCACTAACCCCGTTCTGAACGAGATATTTTGCAATCGCTACAGGGTCAAGTGTCTGACATTCCATGATAAGTCTGGTGATGGTTGTCACATCATCAGCCGGGGTTCGCTCCGCTTCGAAGTTATAGAAGTCTCTGACGATACACTCGCTGCGATTAACGCCAGAACAAGTTAATTCATTTTTGCAAAAATCGCACTTCCTCATGTTGAGACCTCCTCGTCACATATCGGACAGTATCCTGTGGTTTCGCCGGACTGTATATTCACATGGTGCCCACATCTTGGACAGTGAGTAATTTTATCTCTCGTCTCTCTTTGCAAGAACTTTTTAATGCAGCCTCCGCAATCATAACTGACCCTGCAATCGTTTCCGCAGCAATCACCATCTCTTACAAAAGCGCAAAGCACATTCTCGCAAGTATCACCGCCACAAAACTCCATCAGCTCATCGATATTCATATCGGCTATTTTCCTCTTAATTTCCTCGAAATTAGTCATCGAATTAACCTTTTATATCTTTCCAGTAGCAGTAGAGACACCCGTGGGGGCATCTCGTCTTATGTTTCAGCAGTTCAGTTTTCCCTGCATAACACATACAGCCCTTTCGTTGATAGCCAGCCCCGTTTGATTCTGCATCCTCAGAAAATCCGAGCAGATTGAGGTCGTAGTCTGAAATGCAGCCACAGGCAATCGGCTCCGTAAGACCGGGTTCTGCACAGGACTCAATTCGGAGAACTTTGCCGTTATCCAGCCCTTCCCAGAACTGCTTTGCTTGCCGCAGCATATCGTCCACTTTTGAAAGTTGTGCTTGGGACGGAGCGAAACCGCTATCGCCATAGGGAAGCGGCAATCCAGCCTTTTTGAACCGGCTTCTTGCGTGTGGATACATATCAATAACGCTCACTCTGTAGCGCTGAAATCCCATTTCCATAAAGGAAATCATTGTACGGTATGCAACTGAAAGTCCTTTCTCTGTGGGGATGATGGGGTCGATGCGAATGACGATTTTCTCCATCGGGAACCCAGCTTTAACCAACTCCATAATTGCGGCAAACTCCTCGTATGGAGTTGGTACATTAGGTTCCAAAGCAGAGTGCCCGTATCCAGTGATAGTTGCATGGACAATGAGTCTGTCTTTGTGTTCAAGGGCGGCATCGAAGAAATCCGGCGACACACACTTCGTAATTAGAACAGCAGCATCAACTCTGTCTAATTTCTCGACCCAAGACAAATCAACGCCTGCATCTCCCGCTTCTGTAATTCCAATCTTGTATAATGCCATATCAAATCAGCCTTTCATCCATTCGTGTATGAATTTAATTGCCGCGCCTTCACTTTTTTGTTCTGCATTAAACTCCATATCATCGAAACCAAGCTGTTCAAAAATACATTCTGCCATAATCTGCAACGCTCCACGAAAACCGTAGTCGGCAACCATCTGTTCCAGAGAATCATAGTATGAGGAGCAGTATGTGCAAATTTCGTCCAGAGTATAGTCCTGCAGGTCAACAACGGCGTGACATACAATATAATTCCCAAACCACTCTCTGTACTCGATGTAGCTGTATCGTGTATCCGTCACCTTTGCCATATGCTGGGCACAATCTGGGTCTGTGCAGGTATAGTTAAGTTTCAGTTTCTTCATGTATGCCGTTTACCTCGTTTACCAGCGATTTCAGCATATCTTTTAGTTCTGTGTCATCTGGCATAATGACATCGTAGTTGAACGGGAAGAGGCGCTTAACGCCAAGAACCTGCTCCTTATTGGAATAGACGACCTCGGTCACCGAAACCATACACATTTCCATGTACTTCTTTGTAAGCTCGTCTTTTGTATCGCCAACTACTTTGAACCAATAGTCTTCATACTCATCATCCATATGGTCAAAGACGAAATCTTCTCTTTTCATAAATTCTCCTTCCACTCATTCTCCAACTTGTTTATCCGATGCGCTATAAACAAGTTCTTTCCGCAGCTCATCCTTCAATCTGCGCTTAGCCAACCGCTTGTTGGACTTTTTAGCCTTTGCCCACCCATTGTGGTTGTTCGCCCAGCAAGCATATCTGTGGCTGAACTCAGACTGCCAGCCGAGTTTTCCTTTATAAGTGTTAGCCTTCTTCATAGTTCACATCACATTTCTGCTCTGACCCGCATAAGGATTTTACCAAGGCGATTTTCTCCAACGCCATCACAGACGCCCCAAATGCGGTCGCCCCAAGTATTGCCTTCAATGAGTTCGGCATCCTTGGTCGCAACAAGCTTGTCTGCCAAATCAGGATTCTGTGAGAACTTTGCCTTGCAAATCTCATACATAACGGTATCTTTGACCGCCTCCCAGTCACCACGGAGCTTAACCCTACGCCCAAGCCTCTTTGCCTCTGACGGATTCAGACGGCAAAACTCAGTCATACGTTCTGGGCATTTAGCCGCTTGAAACGCCGCCTCGTTATT